CAGGTAACACTGGAACAACTGGACCTACTGGTCCAACAGGCAACACTGGTCCTACTGGTTCAACTGGTAACACTGGAACAACTGGACCAACAGGACCTACTGGAGGATTCGGACCAACAGGATTAACAGGAACAACAGGACCTACTGGTAAAACTGGTCCAACAGGTAATACTGGTCCAACAGGATTAACCGGAACAACAGGACCAACTGGAAACACTGGTCCAACAGGTAATACTGGTAATACAGGAACAACCGGACCAACAGGCAACACTGGTCCAACAGGTAATACAGGTAATACTGGACAAACAGGAACAACTGGTCCAACAGGTTCAACTGGACAATATGGTCCAACAGGATTAACCGGAACAACAGGACCAACTGGAAACACTGGTCCAACAGGTAATACTGGTAATACAGGAACAACCGGACCAACAGGCAACACTGGTCCTACTGGAAATACTGGCAATACTGGTAATACAGGAACAACAGGCCCTACTGGTAATACTGGTTCAACAGGTAATACTGGTAATACAGGTCCAACTGGACAAACAGGTCAAACCGGTTCAACAGGCCAAACAGGCCAAACAGGAACAACAGGCCCAACTGGACAAACAGGTCAAACCGGTTCAACAGGCCAAACAGGCCAAACAGGAACAACAGGCCCAACTGGACAAACAGGTCAAACAGGTCAAACCGGTTCAACCGGCCAAACAGGAACAACAGGCCCAACTGGAACTACAGGATGCACAGGACAAACTGGACAAGCAGGACAAACTGGACCTACTGGAAGAACCGGAACAACAGGTAACGCAGGACCAACAGGACAAACAGGACCAGCAGGTTTTGGGTCAACTGGTCCTGCCTCTGTTAGTTCAAATATTGCTGCTTCTTATTATAACTCTACATCTATTTCACTTACAACAACCGATACTGCATTATATTATAATACAACCATTTATGAACAAGGTATTACAAACACTACTACTGGAGTAAACAAAACAAGAATAAATATTTTAACCGCAGGAGTTTATGAAATTTGGTATATAATTTCCCTAACACAAACATCATCAACATCAACAGGTGGAGCCTTTTATTTTAATTCTTATTTGAAGAAAAATGGTACAACAATTACAAATACATCTTTTACTCAAGACATATATGCAACAAATAATGGTGGAGCAACAGATTATCAAGTTTTAACTCCAGTTTATACATCACTTCCATATATTAACTCATTTAGTGCAGGGGATTATATAGAAGTTTATGTTAATATACCTTCTAGTTATTTAAGTTTATGTACTGCTAATCCAACAGTAGGTATAAAACAAATTGCTACAAATATTGGTATGACCGGATTAACAGGTTGTACAGGTCCTAGCAATGTACCAAATGGAACTATATATGGTCAAACTATTCATTGGAGTGATATCACAAATGTTTGGGAAATAACAGGAGATACAAAATTATCACTTGGAGATTATGCAGGTAAAACGAATCAAGGAGTTAATGCTGTTGCAATTGGTGCTACTGCAGGTAATTTTGCACAAAGTTCAGCAGCTATTTCAGTTGGTTTTTATGCAGGTTCAACAAGTCAACAAGTAAACGCAGTTGCGATTGGTGTATCAGCTGGTGCTTATACTCAAGGTACTGTTGCTATTGCTATTGGTGCAGGAGCTGGCGCAACAAGTCAAGCGTGTTATGCAATCGCAATTGGTGGAAATGCAGGCAATAATGCACAAGGATCAAATTCTATTGCAATTGGTGTTATTGCTGGAGCTGTAAGTCAAGGTGCAAATGCAATTGCAATTGGTATAGCGGCAGGTTCAACAAATCAAGGTACGAATGCAGTTGCAATCGGAAATACAACAGGAGGAACAGGCCAAGGAGTTGGAGGAACTGCAGTTGGAAATCAAGCTGCACAACAATATCAAGGTATATATGCAGTAGCAGTTGGTTATTATGCTGGAAATAATAGTCAAGGACAATATGCAGTTTCAATTGGAAATAATTCTGGATACCAAAGTCAACAGCAATTTGCAGTTGCGATTGGAAATAATGCTGGGTATCAAGTACAAGGTCAAAATGCGATTGCACTTGGCAATCAAGCAGGATATGGGTTGTCAAATACACAAGGTCAACAAAGTGGTGCAATTGCAATTGGTTCAAGTGCAGGCTTATCATATCAAGGAACAAATAGTATTGCAATTGGAGTGCAAGCAGGCCAAGGTGGAACAGTAACACAAGGACAACAAAGTGGTGCTATTGCAATGGGTTATCAAGCTGGTCAATATTTACAAGCAACTAATTCAATATCAATAGGTATCCAATCCGGATTTACAGGCCAACAAACTAATTCTATTGCAATTGGTTATCAAGCAGGTTCTACAAATCAGGGTCCAAATGCACTAGCACTTGGATATCAATGTGGTTATTATAATCAAGGAGCTGCTGCAATTGCAATTGGTTATCTAGCAGGGAATACAAATCAAGGACAAAATTGTATTGCTATTGGTGCAAATGCTGGACAAAATCAACAAGGAGCAATATATTTAAGTAGTACTCAACCAACTATAGCTATAGGATATAATGCAGGTCAAAGTGGACAATCTGGAAGTAGTATTGCAATTGGTCAAAATGCTGGTTCACAATTTCAAGGTGCTGCACCAGGGGTCTTGTTTCCAATTGGTTATGCAATTGCTATAGGTTATAATTCTGGTACAACTGCACAAGCACAATACGCTGTTGCAATAGGTTATAATTCAGGTTCTTATAGTCAAGGAATTGGAGCTATTTCAATAGGAGGTTATAATGGTTATACTTTTAGTGGTGCAGGTTCAACAAATCAAGGGCAATATGGTCTTGCAATTGGTGCAGGGTCAGGAGCTTGGTCACAACAAAGTGGTGCTATTGCAATTGGTTATTTAGCAGGAGTAGGAACGTATTCATCTTCACCTGCGGTATCACAATTCCAAGGACAAAATGCAATTGCAATGGGTATAAGTGCTGGAGCATATTCACAACAAAGTGGTGCTATTGCGATTGGTTTAAATGCAGGTGCTGGGTCAATCGGTGTAGCATCACAACAAGGAACAAATTCAATAGCAGTTGGAATTAGTGCAGGACAATATATACAAGGTTCTACAACAATTGCAATCGGTTACCAAGCAGGACAATATAATCAAACACTTGATTGTATTGCAATTGGAAATCAAGCAGGCTTTACTGGACAAGGCAACGGTTCTGGTGCAGGAGAATCTATTGCTATTGGAACAACTGCTGGTAAAACTAACCAAGGTTCATTTGGAATTGCGATTGGATATGGTGCAGGTAGTTCTGGACAAGGAGCAAATGCAGTAGCGATTGGATTTAATGCAGCTTATACTGGTCAAGGAGCAAATGCAGTAGCTATAGGATATCAAGCTGGTCAAACAGCTCAAGGTGCAAGTTCGGTTGCAATTGGTTATTTGGCTGCTCAAGCAGGTCAACCTGCAAATAGTATTGTAATTAATGCAACTGGAACAGTTATTAATCCTGCGACTTCTTCAGCAACATATATAACACCTATGCGCAATATAACACAAACAACTACACTTGGTTATAATACTGTTACATCTGAAGTTACTTATTACACATTAATGAATTCTCTTACAGCATCTTGGTCTACACCTACATTAACAGTGACATTTCCAACAGGATTATTTGGGACAGGTACTGTAACAGGAATTACAGCTGGAGGAACTATAAGTGCATATACATTTTCTGGCGGTGTTACAAATTGTCAATATGTTATTGTAATACCTGCGACAGGAGGAGCAGTAACAATTACTCCACTAACATCAGCTGCACAAACTACAAAGTACTTTAATTTTTCAGCAAATATAACTGTTACTTCTGGTAAATATGCTTTAATGACAGTAGTATATGATGGTTCTAGATACTATATTTCTTGTTCAGCATTTAATAGCAATTAAATTATATTTTGAAATTTATAATTTGCAAATAAAATAATTGTAAATTATAAAATATGGCAGTAGCTTTGATAGGCAATTTAATGATTTGTAATGAAATTGCAACAATTTCGCCAACAACATCTACTGGAATTTCTAATGTAAGTAACCAAATATTACCTGGTCTTGTTACAGCAACAGCTAGTTTAGTAAGTGGTAATTATACATATCAATGGAATCAATCAGGAACTGCTATAACATTTACAAATGCGACAAGTAGTAGCACTAATTGTAGTTATCCATCTTTAACAGTTTCTGGTTCAACAACAATTTATTGTACTGTAACTGATATTTGGACAGGAATTCAAGTATTAACTGGCAATTGTGTAATAACTTGGAATGTTCAAACTGTTACTCAAAATGTTGTCATTAGCGGAACAGTTACATATAACGGTTCTGCGCAATCTTATACACTTACTGGAACACCTGCAAGTCCAGCTCCATCTGGAACACCTGCTTCTTTTACTGCAGCAGGAACATATGTGTATCCAACAAATATTACATCTATAACTGCAGGTTCTGGTTATACATTAGGTTCAGTCAGTGGTAGTTTTACTATTAATCCTGCAAGTATAACAGCAATGTCATTTACATTAAATGGTGTTGCATTTACATCAAATCAAACAGGTACAGCTGGTACAACTTATACAATAGCAGTAAGTTCTGTTACACCTGCTGGTGCTAGTTACTCGCCTTCATCTGTTGCATATTCTACTGCAGGTGCATACTCGTTAAGTTCTTCTGGAACAGGTAATTATACAGGAACATTTACAAGCCCAACACTTACTATAATAAATGCAGCTGTATCAGCATCAATTAGTCAAAATAGTCCTAGAACTACAAGACAAGTACCTTGTTCAGCTATTTTGACAGGTGCAACTGCAACTGGTTATGCATGGGCATTTGTTTCTGGTTCAACTGGTGTTTCATTTTCTGCAGCTTCATCAGCAAATACAAATGTTAATGGTCCTGCATCAGGTTCATCAACCGTAAAATGTACAATATCATATTCTGGAGGCACACAAGTTCCAACTACATTAATTGCTTGGGGCATTGCTTAAAAACAAAAACAAAAATATTAATAAATAAATATGATATTATTATGAATAATAATATAAAAAATTAAATATATTATTATTATTATGCTTATATTTTCAGATAATAATGATGGAAATAAATATGTTTTTATACATATTCTTAGATGCAGTGGGCGCTATATAAGAAAACAAATTTATCAAAAATTTAAAACATATTTTGTTTTTCCAGAAATGGCGACAAATCCACAAGCAAATCCAATTTCATCTAAAAATGAAACAGATACACAATACATAATGCACGAACGATATTTGAAATACAAATCATATAATTTGGGACAGACGAAATTTATAACATTTGTTAGAAATCCATATGACAGATTGATTTCTTCATATTATTATTATTTACTTGGTATTTATTATGATGATTCGTCAAATAAAAATGATTTTTTGGAATTTTTAATAACACCATTTCAAACTTTAAAAACAAAAACAATGGAAGAATTAATGCAAAATTTTAAAGATGATTTTAAAAAATATATTAAAACAGAAGTGGAAAACTTAAATGAAAATTTTAACTATGTTCTTTGTCCTCAATATAAATTTATTGTTGATGAAAATAATAACATCCCGGATGATATAATTATCCATAAATTAGAAGAATATTCATCAGAATCTGAAGCAGGTAAATTTTTTAAATTTGATAATTTTCAATTAAAAAATTATGACCATTTAGAATATTTTGATAATGAAACATTGGAAATAATAAATAGAAAATATTCATTAGATTTTGAGCTTCTTGGGTATAATAAATTAATAATTTTATAAATTACATATATCCTGATTCAAGTAGTTTGTCATAATATTTCAAAACTGCGCCCACATTTGGTCCCAAAAAATTATTATTTAAATATTCAAATTCTATATTATCTTTCCAGAAGAAATTTAGATCACAACATTCGTTATCTGGATTCGCTATTTGGTCAAACCTTGGTTCACTATCCAAATAATTTATTTTTGGAAATGCCACTAATTTTTTATCATTATCTCTAACAGTAAAAATCCAGCGATGATGTATATAACCTCTGTAATTATGCATTTGGTTGTCCACATTTCTACAAAGCTCTCTGTATTTACTAGGAAATGCAAGATAACCTTCTTTTGCAATTTTGCAAATTTGTTCACATACAAACCCAGGATTCATAATATCTTCTAGTGTATGTGTACAAATACAAAAATCAAATTTACCATTTTGTTCTACATATTCAAGTATAGGGATCCAACTATCAGGATGTGTAATATCACAATTAAAGAATAATGGTTTATTTTTTTTAGTTTCTTTATTATTTTCACTATTCACTCCTTCTTCCAATTTTTCCATTGAGTCTTCTTTTTGTTCATTGAAATCAACAAGTGCATCAATATATGGGATAGACCATCCATTCATTGTTCCTCCAATATCAATAACTGTAAACTTATCGTAAATTTTCTTCTTATTTATGTAATTTATTAATGAAGAACGATTTCCATTATTTACTTGAATATTATAAATCATATTTTATAATATTAAGTATTTAAAACTTTAATATATTTTATATTTAATTAATGAATAAAGAATTTGGAAAAGAATTTGATAAAGAACTTGATAAGGAATTTATAAAATATATGTTAGAGTTAATTGAAATAGATAATTTTAGGATTTATTGTATTAAAAATGATAATTCAATTACAGAAACTATGAAGATAAATAATCAAATATGGGAATCATGGACAAATGAATTGTTAAAAGAACTCTATATAAAAGATTCAAATATGGTGGATGTAGGTGCACATATTGGCACTACTTCTCTCATTATGAGCAATCACATTTCTCAAAATTGTAAGATTTATGCATTTGAACCAATTTATAGTTTTATTACAGAATTAAATATTCGTGAAAATAATTTGCAAGATAAAGTTAAATTAATTCCTATTGGTTTATCTAATAAAGAAGAACAGTTAGAAGGAGGAACAATAGATTTTTCTGTTATTTGTAATTATGGATTTACAACACTAAATGGTTTAAAAAAATCAACAAAAGAATCAAAATATATTATAGATATAAAAAAGTTAGATAGTTTAAATCTTCAAAATATATCTTTTATAAAAATTGATGTGGAAGGTCACGAACATAATGTGCTTCTAGGAGCCTCACAAACTATAAATAGATGTAAACCAACAATACTTATTGAACTATGGTGCACATCTAAAAATAGTTTGAAACAACTTAAAGATGGAACATTAGATTATAAAAATCCATTGCATTGTTTTAGTATTTTATTTAATTGGGGATATATTTGTATTCCAATATCAACTATTTCAGATGACTTTTTATTCATTCATTATACAAATAAAGGTTTAATTGAAAAAATAATGAAAATTATAAACAAATGAATGTAAAATAATTCGGATAGTATTTAACAAATTTTTAATATGTTATGATATTATAATATATAATGTCAAATGTTACATATAATTTATTAAATGCATTACCTTCAGGTGGTGTGTGGAAAGTAGATACAAATTATCTTACAAGTGATTATTTTAAATTAGGCATTAATGCAGGTCAAAATAATCAAGATACTAGTGCAATTGCAATTGGGTATCAAGCAGGACAAAATAATCAACAGGCTCAAGCAGTAGCTGTAGGTGAAGGGGCTGGTCAAGAATCTCAAGCTCAAGGTTCTGTTGCTGTTGGTTATAATTGTGGAATTCAATATCAATATGCAAATTCTGTAGCAATTGGGTATCAAGCAGGTTATCAATCACAAGGAGCTCTTGCTATTGCAATAGGAGCTAACACTGCACAAAATAGTCAGGACCTAAATGCAATAGCAATAGGCACTTCTGCTGGTAACTATTATCAATCAAATAGTGCAATTGCAATAGGCAATGGGGCTGGTTATGGTGATACTGCTACACAATCTGGTCAAGGACAACAAATTTCTGCTATTGCAATAGGCAATGTTGCAGGTTATAATTTTCAAGGCTCATATTCAATTGCAATCGGTTTTGGTGCAGGATGTACTTATCAATTTCCAAATTCTGTTGCAATTGGTTATCAAGCAGGATATCAAAACCAAAATGCACAATGTGTTGGGATCGGTTATCAAGCAGGACTTGAAAATCAGGGTGCAAATTCAATCGCAATTGGTAGTGGATCTGGGGTTCTTTATCAAGGAAATGAATCTATTGCGATTGGTGATAGTGCTGGTTATTTTAATCAAGGGACTAACGCAATTGCAATAGGGCAAAATGCAGGATATTCAAATCAAAACAAAAATACTATTATTTTAAATGCTACAGGTAATACTTTAAATTCACAAACACAATATGCTTGTTATGTAGCACCGATAAGGCAAACAAGTGCACTCAATACTTTGGGGTATGATGCAACCACTAAGGAACTCGTTTATCAAGGCAATCCAATTACAGAAGCACTTAATTTTTCTAATTATGGTCAAACTACAAAATTACAAAGCATCACTTATACTGATAATACTGTTGTTAAAACCAGTGGAATTAATGCCAACTTGGATTCATCTATTATTTATAATGCTCAGACATATACATTTGGACCGAATTTACAAGGAAGATATGTAGCTGTTGGAAATACTTTATCAGGAACAAATAACCCAGCATTAATATATTCATCAGATGGATTAAATTGGTATGTAAGTCAAACACCTGTTGGTGTTAGTGGTAATTGGTTTTGTGTAGCCTACAATGGAACTGTATGGGTTGCCGGTGGAACTGGTTCAGTTGCCAGAATATATTATTCATACGATGGAATAAATTGGACATACGGTTATAGTGGTAACACTATCTATTCAATAGCTTGGGGAAAAGATAAATTTGTTGCTGGAGGTGCTGGTAATATGTTTTATTCATACGATGGCATAAATTGGGTATCAACCTCTAATAATATTTTTACAAGTGTTGGCGCTTGTCGTGGAATTGCATTTAATGGAACAAGGTGGGTCGCTGTTGGAACAAATTTTACGGCTACTTCAGCACCAACAATTACCGGAGCATATTCTGCAGATGGAATAACTTGGGCCGCAACTACCACAAATATATTTGGAACTACAATTGCTGTTAGTAGCGGTTATGGTGTAGCGTGGAACGGAATAAGATGGGTTGCTGTTGGCACCAATGCAGCAACGCCTACTACAACTGTAGCTTATTCATCTGATGGAATAACTTGGGCATTAATAACAGGAGCAAACACATTCAATGGTAGTGCTGGTGGTGTTGGTAGAGCAGTTGCTTGGAATGGAACGAGATTTGTTGCTGTTGGAACAAATGCGACAACTACCCCAAGCGTTACAGGTATAACATCTAGTGATGGTATTAATTGGACGGCAACTACTACCAATATTTTTACTACTGCTAACAGTGCTACTGGACTTTCTGTAATGTGGACAGGAACAAAGTGGATCGCAGGAGGTTCAGGTGCTACAGGAAATATAAATATGTTGTATTCATATGATGGACTTTTATGGAATAGTGTTGTAACAAGTCCATATAATGCGACAAGTTGTGCTTGTTATGGAATTGCATATAATTCAGTAAGACCGAATCAGATGACATTTCCTAGAAATATTAGTGTTTTAGGTTGTTCAAATACAACTACAATTGGTGGACCTACTGGAACATTAGGTTATTCATTGGATAATGGTATTAACTGGACAACTACGACGAATCAGTTAACAGGGGGTGTAACAGTATTTGGTTCAGGTTCTTGTTTTTGTTCAAAATATAATGGATATATGTGGATAGCAGGTGGAACATGGAATAGCACTAATAGTAATAATATGGCTTATTCTTATGATGGAATTAACTGGACAGTAATTACAAATACACCTATTACAGGTATAAATTCATTTATAAAAAGTATAGTTTGGAATAAAAACTTAAAACAATGGAATGCTTGTGGTATGAACAGTAATGGAAGTCCGGCAATACAATATTCATATGATGGTTTTACTTGGTATCTAGGGACAATTACAATAACATCTGCGATACCGAGTTCTTCTTTGTTTATTGGAACTATCTCAACAACAACCTTAACTTTTTCATCAATACAAACTGGTTCTGGTCCAATAACAGTTGGCCAACAAATAGTTGGGTTAAATATTAACCAACCTTGTTATATAACTGCTTTTGGAACTGGAACTGGTGGTGCAGGAACTTATACAGTTTCTTCGTCACAAACAGTATCATCAGCAACAAATATTTCAGGACTTCAACCTACTAAAGCGGTTTTTAATTGCACATTTACATCAGCTACTGTTATGGTTGTTACATCAGTTACTTCTGGGGCTCTAACAATAGGACAAACAATATTAGGTGGTTCGATAGGTTCTAATTGTATAATAACTTCTTTAGTAAGTGGTACATTTGGTGGTGCCGGAACATATAATATTACTAATAGTGGCACAACATCTCCGATTTCTGGAGCAATAGCATTTTTTTCTATTAGTTCATCATTTACAGCAACAATATCAACAACCGTTTTAACTGTTTCTGCAGTTACATCTGGAAGATTAACAATAGGTCAACTAATAACAGGCACAAATGTATCTGCAAGTACTGTAATTGTTTCTTTTGGAACTGGAACTGGTGGTGCTGGAACTTATAACATATCTGTATCACAAACAATATCATCTGCTACAACTATGAGTGGTAATTTTCCAAGCACATTTACAAATGTATCTTGTAGTAAATATGGATATGTAGCTTGTTCTAATGGGTCAACTAAATTATTATTTTCTTTTGATGGAAAAACTTGGATAGAATCAAATACTACCCCCTTTCCAATTTCAGCATTATCTTCATTATGGAATGGAACAATATGGGTTGCAGTTGGATCTGGTAATTCAACGGATACGCAATCTACTGCATATTCATCAGATGGAGTATCTTGGACATTATCTACTAGCAATGCAATGAGTAATACATCCGCTACACAATATTCAGGAATAGCTTGGAATGGTTTGTTATGGATCGTTTGTGGAACAGCGTGGAATAATACAACAACACAATGTGTTTATTATTCATATGATGGTATAAATTGGACTTCAACAACTACTTCATTACTATTTTCAGCGACTAGTGTTTCTTGGTTAGGAAACCGATTTATTTTATCAAGATATAGTAGTTCAACATTAACTATTTATTACTCACCAGATGGATTAACATGGACACCTGTAACAGGATTAATAGGCTCGCAATCTTTTGGTTTTACTTATGTATCATCATGGTGTGAAAATATTCCAAATACAGCAATACAACAACCGACTTTAGCTTTTGGTTCAGGAACAAATTCAATTGCATATTCTCAAGATGGAATTATTTGGAGAGGATTAGGATCTACTCTTTTTACAACAGGTTATGATGCTTGTTGGAATGGAAATTTGTGGTTGGCTGTAGGAACTGGTTATTATGCACTAGCATATTCTTATGATGGTATAAATTGGTTTGGTATAACAAATTCTCTCATTGATACAGGAACAGGTGTGGCTTGGAATGGGACACTTTTTGTTGTGGTTGGGTCATTCTCATCTCTTCCTGTAGTTATATATTCATATGATGGATTTAATTGGTCTCAGTCTGCTATGGCAAGTGGCAATTTTCCTTCATCAATAAATTGTATAGCTTGGGGTCAAAATTATTTTGTTCTGGGTGGAGATGCAGGAAATCTCAATGGATATAATTGTATGGCTTACTCTACAGATGGAATAACTTGGACAGGATTAGGAATTATATTTACTATATCAAATAATAGTGCTGGTGGTTGTAATAAAATTATTTGTGGTGGGAATATATGGGTAGCTGTTGGTATAAATGGTGTAATAGATAATTACAATTCCCAAATATTCTATGCAAATGACCCAACATTGAATGCAAATTGGATAAGTGCATTCACTGGAGATAATGGAACTCAACTTTTAGATGTTACTTTTGGAACATATCCAGTATCTTCTTCATCATCTGGAACAACATATGGGACAATTTATCTTGCTATTGGAAGTGGTGGTTCGGTTACAACTGTTGCTTATTATTACTCAACTAATGGCACAACTTGGTCACTTGCTTTTAGTTCAAGCGCTACTCCTACATCTGCAGCCATAGCATTCAATGGTAAAAGGTTTGTATCAGGATTTTCAAATAGTTCATTTTATTATTCTTATTCAGGAACAAGTGCTTCTGTATGGTATACAGCTGGAACTTCATCTTTATCACAATTGTTCACTACTTCAATAAATGCTATTGTAGCAAATCCTTGGCCAACGATTGGCTCTGTTTATACAGACAATGCACTAACAACAAGTGGTTCATCAGGAATTAATCTCAATAATCAACTAGATGTTTATTCTGATACATATTTCAATAATGGATATAATAATATGGCGGTTACAATTAAATCAAATACAATACCATAATAAATTAGATAAGATTTTTAATTCACAAATAATAATTTATAGATTAAAACATAATTTATTATTTTACACAAAACATAATTATTTTTTCTCAAGAAATACGCGATAATTTTTACTCAAAATAGTATATTCTTTTTCTGTTTTCTTCAAAAAATCATTCACTGCTTCAAAAGGATAATCATATGGCTGTTCCATTACTTTATCATAATGATACATATAATCATCTATTGCAAGGATTCCACCACTTTTAAGAAGTTGCCAAGAGAGAAATAAATCAAGACATACATCCAAACATCTATGACTGCCATCTACATAAATCAAATCAAATTGTTCCCCCTTTTTAATAAATTCTAGTAAAACTTTGAAAGAATCTCCCTTTATTCCTCTTATTCTCTCTTCCAACCCTGAAACATTAATATTATTTTTGAATGAATCTTCAACATTATTAGATATCATATTATTTAATAATTCAGCATTGAATTCTAGATAATCTTCCCATCTGTCAACTCCAATTCCAGTTGAATTTGGAATTCTTGATACAATAGCGATGAGAGAAGTTCCTGCATATGTTCCAACCTCCAAGACTCTTGGATTTGGATTTTTATTGTTTAAATTGAAATGTTCAATCGCATTTTCAAAATTCATCTTCGCATTTTGTCCAAGAGGCAAATCGTGTGTCCAATTTTGCATTCCAACATATTGTATTTTATTTGTTAGGAGATGGTCCTTTAATAATTTATTCGCCTGACTCTCCCAAGTCAATTTAGATGCCCATTCGTAATTCCTTTTAATAAAGCGTTCACGTCTCTCTTCGCTTTCAGGATTGTCTGCCATTAATTTCAATAATTCACTAATTGCCTTTTCCTGCCATTCTTTCTCTTTTGCATTTCCTGGAATAACTAATCCACGGTCACCAACGGTATTTTGTAATGCAGCCAAATCATTTGCAATAACAATTGTCTTTGTTAAAGCAGCTTCTAAGGCAGTTAGACAAAATGTTTCCATAAAAATACAAGGATAAAACCAGTATTCCGCTGTTTTCCAAGCATCTGCTAGAACAGATTTATTAACCCAGCCGTGATATTTAATATTTGAATATTTTGAATTAAAAAGAAGTTCCCTCACTTCTTTCATCATTTCAGGTTCAACTCGGTTAACCCATTCACCATTTACATCTGCATATATATCTAGTGTTGCATCTGGGTGTGCCTCTAAAATTTGTGGCCACATTTGAAGTAATTGAAGTAGTCCTCTATTTGGGAATGATGAATATATAAATTTGTTTTTAATTTTTTCAGGTGCCTTTTCTGTAATCTCCATTTTTATTGAATCTTCAATTTGCATGATATTTTCAGTTGATTCTATTGAATCAAGAAAAAGAGGATTAATACCATAATAAAATGGAACCAAGTAATCTTTTAAAATAGGAAATTGTTCTGTAAAATATGATACGTGCCATTCAGTTAAACAGAAAATTTTACGCAATTTATTATGAATTGGTATAACTAACCCAGTTAAGGTTAAATCATGTGCAACCATATAAATGTTATCAACATTTGATAATATAGTTGCAGGATAATACTCTGAAAAACGGCTAATTATACAAGTATGCACATATTTTACTCTAATAAAATCAAAATAAAGTGATAAATTAATGTAGTGAACTCCTTCAAATTCTTCTTCTTCTTCACAATTACAGAAGACCATCACTTGGAAATGCCCTTGTCGTTGAATATGTCGCGCCATTTCAATAATATAAGTTTCAGAACCGCCTACACCTTTGGTTAAAATAGTGCTACCTGACCATTTATTGAAACCACCATCAGCAACAAAACATAATATTGGTTTTTTGTTATCTTCAAAAGTAGGAATTTTCTTGGATTCAGGGTCGGTGTTGGCACCATTCAAAAATTTATTGATGTTAACAAATAATTTATACCACGATTCAATAACAGGATAACTATCAGCATTTGGTAAATTATTCTCTAAAAATAGCCGCGCACACTTCTCTCCAACTTCATAATTTGAATATTCATAACAGAGTTGTGTCAGGAATTTTGGCAAGAAATGATAACTCAATGTCGGTTTCAAACTATATTGACAATGAAGAGGATAACCAATTTCAAATCCAAGTTTGAAATATTCATATGCAGTTGCTCTATCGCCTTCCATATAATGATGAATTCCTAAGAAATAAATAGAATCTGGTCTTGATTTATCAAGTTCGTATGCCCATTCATAAAGTTTTTTGCATTCATCCCAAGGCTTCTTCAATTGAAAATTTGCAATTCTAGCAGCTTCAAATACAGCATCTATTTTTTCTTGGATAAATCCTTCGTTTGGATGATTTGCACGCTCCACAAAATAATGAAACGCCTTATCGTGTTCTTTTAATAGATTGTATGTTTGAGCAAGATAATAATGTGTTCTACTATTATTTGGATCTTCTTCCAGTTCTTCAAAAAGGAGTTTCAAATCTAGTTTTTTTCTTTCCATTGTTCTCTCTTCCATATATTCAAATCTTCCATCAAATATGTGTGATTTTATAATCGGAACGACTACATTTACATTATTCTTATCTTGAATAACCTCGTGTATCCTGTATAAGTATTTTAAATCTCTGTCTGTTCTTAAAATGCGGTTAGAACCATATTCAACATCATCACTTTTAATATAAAGTGTAAAAGAATCCCCCCATTGATCTCCACGAACATCATTCAAAAATCCACGTAAATCCCCATTTACAATATAAGTATCATCCAACATCAACGTATATTTGCAAGTTTTACCTGCTAATTCAAGCAATCTGTTACGGCTATCGCGAAAATTAATAAACGGTTCTTGAAATAATTCACCTTTTTTATCAGAGAGAACCTTTTTAATAGTCTCAATAGTTTCATCTTCAGAACCAGTATCTAAAATTGTCCATCTATCTATTAAATGCAAATTAGCAGTCAACATATTTTCAAATTGGGCTCCGGCATTTTTCACCATAATACATAAATTTATAAGATTATCATATGTGAAATTTTGTTTTCCACTATCATCTGGAGCATCAATATAATATTGGAACGACCTTTTCCAAATATCTTCAAATCTCTCTGGAACGTAAATGCAAAATTCAGTATTAGAGAGAAAATAGACGTTTTCTCTTTTAAATTTTGAAGAAATATCTTTATTATATGGTGCAACTATTAGACCTGGACTTTCTAAATTAATAATATCATCATAATTTTCAGAGAAAATAATTATATCTTCTGGTAAAACATTTTCTGCGGATTCTTCTATAAAATGAATATTCTCATAATTGCGATTTTTTAAATTTTTCAAAATATTTAAATTGTGTTCTTCTGTGCATTTTTTAATATAAATATTCGCAAAGTTTTCAGAACAATTCAATGGAATAAACCCACCGTGTGTTACATTATAAAATACACAATCATTAATTCCAACATTTTCGCCAATATTTTTAATTAGAGAAATAATTCTTTCATATAATCCAACATCTTTTAAAATAATCAAATTGTTGTATTCAGTATGTGGTATTTTTTCAAATTCATCATTACATACATTATACTGAACCTTGTTAATTTCAACAACCATTTGTATTATTTCATTCACTTATCTTTTTATATAATTATTTACAATTATTTAAAAATAAATTCGCATACTCGTATATATTTTAATGGAAAATCAAGTAGACAATAAAACTGAAAAAAAGACACTATCACCATTTGTTCAAGAACAAATTGATTTTACCGAAAAACGCGCCAAATTCTTGGAACTTAAAATGGGTGTTTTAAAACGGAATCCTAAGTGCAGTGTTATCATTGTAGACAATTTTTATAACAACCCAATGGATACACGCAACTATATTTTGACACAGAATTTTGAAGTGAAAGGGAATTATCCTGGAAAGCGAACAAGGTCTTATGCAAATAATGAACTAAAAGAAACTATTCAGAAATATGTCGGACCATTTTCTGGAAAAATAACAGAATTTCCACTTGATAAAGATGCGTATAATGGTGCATTTCAATACACAACCAGTCGTGACCGTTCTTGGATTCATATTGATGGGTTCAATAATTGGGCAGGCGTATGTTTTTTAACACCAGACGCACCAATCTCTTCTGGGACAGGATTTTACAGGTTTTGTGATGGAACTACAAGTATGGAAGACCAACAAATTACAAAATCAAAAGAAGAAACTGATAAGTATAGTCAAGATATGACAAAATGGGAATTAATTGATAGTGTTGGTAATATTTTCAATAGGTTAGTATTATTCAATTCAAAGAATTTTCATATGTCTATGGATTATTTTGGAGATGATAAATACAATGGAAGGCTTTTTCAGGTATTCTTTTTTTCAACTGAAATGTAAATAATTTATAATTGGATATTATATTATTTTGTTTTATAATATTTAAAAAAAAGCGTTTAATTGTTGTATATGGATTATTCAAAAATTTGTGAAGAACTAGATAAAGTATATCCACATTTTATTAACGATGGAAATTGTAGTCAAATACCAAGTCAAATGGAAAGTTTGAAGGAAATTATGAAAAGTTGTGAGCCTAAAAATATATTAGAAATTGGTATGGGAATTGGTAAATGTAGTTTGTTATTTTTATGTGAAAGTGATGCAAATGTTGTTTCATTTGATAGTTGTGGAGATAGTTATCACGAAATTGGAAAAAAATACATAGATTCTTTATTTCCAAATAGACACAACTTAGTTATTGGTGATAGTTCAAAAACATTGGATAACTTCATTGTTTCTTCTGATATAAAATTTGATATTATATTTATTGACGGAGGGAGGGATGACTTGCCTTCATCGGATTTATCAAAATGTTCATTTCTTTCACACGAAAACACAATTATCATTATGAATAATTATGTAAGAAAATCGGAAAATTATGCGTTTTGGAATCTTGGTTTTAACAATGCTTGGAATGATTTTTTGAGTAAAAAATATATTGAAGAAATAGACCAGTTTGATTATTTTTGGGGTCGTGGAATGGCAACTGGACGTTATAACTTTGATAAAAACGGTATACCATTATGCAATATAATAGATTATAAAACTATGACTAAATCAGAGATGTTCAATGAAGCCAAAAAAATGTTTATAAATCCAAAAGAAAAGGAATCAAAAAAATTAGAAGAAATTTGTGAATTATATTTAAATTATTTTGAAAAAATAGATGATGATGAAAGTGTCCAAATACAATACTGTAATGCTTTTTTGAAAAGGGATTCTGACAAAGATAATTCAATATTATTATTTGAAAAAATCTTGAAAAAAGGTGATAAATTAGACCCAAATATTAAATGCCAAGTTGAAACACAATTAAAACTTTTATATCCAAAATCCGAAGTAGATGAAATCCCTAAGATAATTCATCTTCTTTATTTTGGTGAGACAGAATTTCGCAGCTACCATTATCGTTGTATAAGATCAATTTTAAAAAATATGCCTAACCACCAGATAATTATTTATAACAATGTAGAACCTATTGGAAATGCTTATTGGGATAGTATTAAAAAATACGATTCTGTTAAAATTGAAAAAATAGTTCCACCTTCAACATTTGATGGTTTTGAACTAAAACATTTTCAATATAAGGCCGATGTTGTTCGCATTGAAAAACTATACGAACACGGAGGAATTTATCTAGATATTGATATGTTAATATTCAAGAATTTTGAAAAAATATTTGATTCTAAACACGATTTCTATATTTCTAAAGAAGGTTCACAAGGAGATGGGCTTATTAATGCATTTATTGCATCCAAACCAAAGAATGAATTTTTAAAAATATGGCTTGAATCCTTTAAAACTGGATTGAGAATGAGTATATGGGCATACCATATTCGCGATGCAAACGCAATTCTTTTAAAAGATAATCCACATTTTTATTTGAAATACAATATTAATGTTTTAAATTCAGAAGAGTTTTTTTCTATTGCTTGGTCAAATTTGAATGCATTTGAAACTATGAATTACCAAACTATTTGGGGTGAAAATGTATACGGTATTCATTTATTTGAAACTATATTACATCATACTTTAATATGTAATCCATATTTTACTATAAATGTAGATGAAGAAGATGTAACCGAAAATATTGTTTTGGAAATAAGTGATAATCACGTAATTGATAATAAAATTTGTAGAATTAACGATTTGGTTGATGAAGTAGTTGTATTATCATTGAAAGAACGTCCAGAAAAAACGCAATATATTAGCGACCACTTTAATTCGTTAGAAATCAAACATACTATAATACTTAATAAATTGCATTGGGCTCCTTGTATTGGTTGTTTTGAAGCACATATTAATGCAATTAGATATGCAAAATCAAAGGGATTAAAAAATGTATTGATCTGCGAAGATGATGCATCAATAGTCAACATAGATGCAATGAATAATTTGAGCTGTAATTTACCACCTCATTGGGATATAATTTATTTAGGCGGAATATTAACTAACATAATTTTTAGTGTAGGTAAATTCGTTCGTGGAACAATCTGGTGTAACCACGCTTATATTGTAAACAGTAATATGTATGATATTATTTTAGAAAAATTTGATAATTGTAATCTTGCTGATTATGCAAACAAGAAAGAGACAATTGACCATTTTTACACAAATTGTATCCAAGAAGAATACAACTGTTTTTTACACATTGAACAACCAATTGTTCAAAAGGAAGGATATAGTGATTTATCAAAAAAGGTTAAATGGGGAAACTTTAATTGGGATACGTTTTCTTTGAAAAATCTTTCTGATTTGTAAATAATATATTTATTTATAAACTAAATATATTATGAATTTTTTATCCGGATTACAAAAAGATTCGTTGAAACTGTATTCCAGAAACGTTGAAAATAAAATTAAGAATAAACATAAAATATTTATATAATTTATAAATGTCAACTCAAAACTTAAATTTAAATTGCAGTGGATCAGTAACACAAGATGGTATATACAACTTGAGTTGTAGAAATAATGATTTGCAAAATGTGGGATACAAAATTCCAAGTGCTCCTCCTGCACCATATCTTTCTAATTTGCCCACTCCAAGTGCTCCTCCTGCATATCTTATGAATTCGGCAACTCCACAAAGAATTCCTGTTTCTCCTATAGTAATACAAGGATACACACCCCAATCTCAATCTCCTGTAGCACAAGGATATTATCCAAATCCAAACAACCCTCTACCAAATTTTAAACAAATTAATACTCCAGGTATTTTCAATGAATTACAAGAAGGTCATCCTTTGTATATACCGGACCCCTGTCAAAAAAATGGTATCGGATTTAAACAATCAAAAATCTTTCCGAATCAATCCCCTCAATCAAAGGCTTATGGTCCTGATGGTAGACAAATTAATTGTTATTCACAAGATTTATCATCATTCAATAATAATGTAAAAACATTAACAAAATTTGTAAACACCCCTGATGGGGTTCGTAGTTATAAAGAAGTTTATAATCCTGCATTAGACGTATGTAATGGTTATAATCTTACAAGAAGACGTTCTTCTATAAACCAAAGACCAACCAGAGTTATAAAAGTTGATGGAAAAAATGTTGCTTGTTACAAAAAACCATTTTTTGGAAGTGGTGGAAAATTAAAAAGAAAAAAGAGCAAAAAAAATCATAAAACCAAAAAAAGAAGTAAAATGGGAACTAAAAGAAGAAGATAAAATTATTGATTTCATATATCTATAACGATGTTTGATTCTGTTCCTGATTCAGATTTCTTTGATTCAATAATTTTTTTCAGATTAGGGAAAAATGCAAGTTCTTCAATAATGCGCTTTTTCTCTTTTCTAATTATATCTATCCTTTGTGACCACCAATCTTCATCAATAGCCTGTTTTACAATATTCAAGCACTTATCAATATCAGTGAAATCCAACCTTACAAATGCATTTGAGTCTATGTATTTCTCCAAATTAGGACATCCCCAATAAAAGCACAATGTTTCACTCAAAATAGCATCCCATATTTTTTCTGTTGCATATCCATTTTCATAATTATTTTCACAAGCTAAATGATACTTGTATTGATACATTCCATTACTTTTATTATCATCTTTTAATGGACCAACATAACATTTGAAATCGTGATAATTGAATCTTCCATAAACATCTATTAAACCAACATTTTTTTCGCTTAAATATTTTATAAAATTGTTGCGCAATATATGACCATAATCATAGTTTTTACTACTACAAATTGCACTTATTTTATCCATTTTATTGATGTTTATTTGTTTTGATACTTCACTTAATGGTAAATTAATATGCCACTCTACATTATTCAAATATTTTTTATGACTATTTACGTGCAAAAATTTGGTTTCATCTGGTTCAGACCATTCCCCCCAAGTTTTAACACCCCAAGGTTTTGAACTATCATTTACCCAAGGTTCCATTTGAAAAATGATCGTCTTTTTGGGTTCATAATGTTCATACAACCCACTTATTGGTCTATTGATAATAACATAATAATCAATATTATCGTCTTCCCACGTGAATTGCATATCATCAAAACAATAATTATTTGCGTCATTATAGTTTTTAATCAAGCTGTTACATAATTCTTCTGAACTAGACCATTCACATAATAATTTTATTCTTGTAAAACCTTCTTTTTTAACAACTTTTTTACTAATATCGTCTTCTTCTATTACCTTCAAATGTTTTTGATATACTTCCTTCTTAATATAAATTCCATCATTTTCTCCAAAGTAAGGAGATGCAGATAACTTTGTTATTTTACTTTTTAGAAATCCGAGAGTATTAAATCCATCACACTCATTATCATTAATTGCAATTTTTATACAGTCTTTAAACGGTTGTTGTGTGTAAATATCATTATCAATTTGGTCTTTCCATCTTATAAAGACAAATTCTGATTGTAACCTTTCCATTAATTCATTATCTTTTTGAAATTCTAGTTTTTCTTCTGGATTATCATCTTCTAACATCTTCAAATATTTTTCATATTTTTCCTTCTTAATATAAATTCCATCATTTACTCCAAAGTAAGGAGATGCAGATAACTTCGTTATTTTACTTTTCAAAAAACCCATAGTATTGAATCCAACACAAGAATCATCATTAATTGCAATTTCAATACAATCATTAATCTGGTTTTGTTCATAAATATCATTATTTATTTGGTCTTTTCCTCTAACAAAGACGAATTCTGAATGCAACTTTTGCAATAATTCTTTATCTGTAAAATCTAAGGCATCAAAATTGGTTTGAATGTTTGTATCTATTATTTTATCGTTTTCATTCCAATCTGAAAATACTAATTGTGGTGTAATTTCATAACAAGGTATGTCATCAACAATTTTATTTAAATAGTCTATTCCGTGTGTTATCCTATTTTTTTCAATATATTCTATCATTCCTTTTGCCCCTTTTTTATTAATAGAATAACAAAAATAGCCACCAATATATAATGATTTATCCAATTTGTTTACATCTATTTCTGAAACTGCGTTGCTATTAATATTCAAAACATTACCGTATTTATGGGATAATTTATTTCTCTCATCACTAAACATATGATACCCTAAAAATAGGAGTTCACAGGATAAAAAATGTGGTTTCAATATATTTAATTTTTCTTTAAGATTTTGTGACATTTGAACATCATCTTCCATAATAATATAGTAATCATTATCTTCATCATTTAATAAATGTTTCCATAGATTCAAATGTGTCAATGCACAACCAATAACTCCTCTACGATTTCCAAAGTCGTTTCTTTTAAATAATTGTTTTATATAATCTGATGATTCTAATATTGAACCATCAACTCCTTCAATAAACTCGTACTCATCTTCTTCAAATTCTAGATTAGTTAGTCTTTCAATCATTTTCAACTTACGGTCTTCTCTCTTCACTAAATTTATTATTTTAATTGGAGTTCCGAGAGAAGGCGCAACTATATAATCATTCATATCACTTATTTTAAATGGTAAAGAAATCAGGGATTTTTGCTTTTTCAAATTTATTTCATTTTCGTGAAATTGGGATTCATCATTCAAAGCATATGAATTTATTTTAGTATCATCATTTCTTTCTGTAGTAAGACGACCAATATGTCTACAGGTTATCCTATTTAAAAATCCACTTTTGTAACCAGCGTTCGTCCATTTATTTGCGTAATCCATCTCAAAAAATTTGTTATTTGAATTGAAATCACCTAATTTCAAAATAGTTTCAACATCTACAAACGATGGTCTGAAACTATAATGTGGCCAATAATGTGAATTCAGATAATTATAATTCCCTTTTTTATGAACGTGTAGAGAATATTCTTCCATTCCATTTTGCATCTCATCACCTTTAATAATGCCGTAGTCATCTATTACTTCTGCATAATTAACGTTGAATAATATTTGTTTTACATTATGACAGCGTAATTTCTCAATACCCTTAATTGCACTTCCAATATAATCCATTTTATGATGAAATAAAAAATCGTCTTCCATATGTATCCAATAAATTGGTTTCAATTCATTTAATTTGTTCCAAATAATATTCATACTTTCACGATGACCCTTCTCACAAAATTCTTTGAAATAAAAATCCATCCAAGGATACAACTCTTTCATTTTTATACGGTCTTCATCACTTGAATTATCGTCAACACAAAACCAATAATCTATTTTATCATAGTCGGTCCATTGATTCAACATAGAATTAACAGTTTTTTGAAACAAGTCAACTCTCTTACAGGTAGTAAATGAGAGAAATATTACTGGCGATTTATCTACATTTTTTATTTTTCTTATAATATCTTTTTCAGGATATTTTATAAAAGAATTCTCATTCTTTTTGAATAATTCGTTCCATATTTTGAAATAGGAATCTTCATAATTTTGTTTTGACTTTTTAATATCATAGAATAATTCTTGTATTTTGTAAAATAATAAAAGTGAATCTTGGTCTTTGAATAATGATTCTTTGTAAAAAAACATATTTGACAAAGCTGAACGCAATATGTTTATATTTTGTAGTCTATTTGTCAAAATACGCTTACAACATTCATAACCTGAATCATAATCATTCACATAAAATGCTGATATACAGTTTTGATATTCAAGTAGATCATTGTATTTATCTTTGAACAAAAATAATTTATCTTCAAAGTCTTTTTTATAATTTTTGAATTTATGATACAGAGAATTTACTAAAATATGATTTCCATTATTGCGATAGTCTTCTGCAGCATTTACAATTCCTTCAATTCTTTCGTTGTCATAATCAACTGATTTCAACCAATATTTTAACGCATTTTCTTTGTCATTTTTTGATTTATACAATTCTCCAAGACTTATACAAGATATGAACTTCTCTTGTGACCAGTTTTCAAGAGTAAGAACCTTTTTATACCATTCAATTGCATTATCTACATACTTTGAACCACAATCCTTATAACTTTGAGCACAATAAAAAGCATATCTATAAGCTAACCCACGATCTCCGGTTGGATTATCAAGTTCCTTTTTAAATGCATTTTCTAGAACAATCGCATCATCATAATACTTGTTTGGATTTTCATTTCTTGAACTACTGCGTCCTGATTCAAAAAAATAGTTCCCTTCTATTATTGAAGATGTTTGCCCCTTATCTATTTCAGATATAATCTCGTGTAAGACTCCAACATATCTCCATCTTTTACGATTATTGACAATTGGGAGTCTCAAGTATTTGAATGTATTGCTACCAAAATAAACGTGATATGAATCATATTTGCCAAGGTCTTCCGGCAATACAAAATCACCGATAATTTCGTCATCTGCGTCAAAAATAAAAAGATAATCACTTTTTTGGAATGCGTGATTTATTGCTTGCGTTCTATTATAACCAAAATCTTGCCATTCATCTTGAAACAATTCACCAGGAATATTCTTTTCTTGGAAAAATGTCCGAATAATTTCCATCGTTCTATCGGTTGAACCAGTATCTGAAATTACCCAATAGTCAAATGTCACTTTTTTGCATAATTTTTCTAGTTTATCTTTAATAATCTTAGCTTCATTTTTAACAATCATATTTAGACAAATAGTTTTTTTGTTTTCAATTTCTTCTATTACAAATCTCATTTATTTTTAATATTTGTATTGCTTTTAATAAGTATTTTATAATATTATTTATTATTAAAATATTATATATTATATGAGTTCTATTAGTTTGACAAATTTGCACGAATGTGAAGGAAATGGCACTGATGAGCACGGAAACAAGGTAGACCCTTTTACATTAGAACCACTTGATAATGATGTAAATAATGTTATAAAGATTGGCAAACATTGTTTTAATGCGGATAGTTATAAACAATATTTTAATGGATTCGGTTTTACTAATTATAATGTTGATTTAGATGAAGATCCATTAGAAGTTTGGTTAAATGAAATAGAACGAAACCCAGATATCCCATTTAGAAGTGGATTTGGGCCTGTATTTACAAGAGAACAATTAATTAATTTGTACAATCGTTTTAGTACTTATGAAGAAACTTATGGAAATGGAGAAGCATGCGGTAAAAAAAAGAGAAAACACAACAGAAGAAAAAGTCATAAGAGAAAAACTGGAAAAACTGGAAAAAGGAAAAATAAAAAAACGAAAAGAACAAAGAATAAAAGACATTCAACAAAAAGACACAAGTAATTTCAAATAATCCGGATAATCTGAAAAATAACGGTATCCATTTATTTCATCTAATGTAGCCTTATCTTGAGGTAATTGAAATTCATCTAATATTTTAATTCTACCAACACCTCTATAATATGGATGATTCCAAAAGGTAATAGTAAATTTGTTTTCATAAATTTTTGTTTTCAATAAATAATATGCTACTTTCCAAACATCTCCTGTCCAAGGTTCTCCATATTTAAGTATGCCATTTTCATAACTATGCAAAATTGGTATTTTGAATTGTTCCCTATAATTTTGTGGCAAAATATCATCTATACAAATTATTCTCTTTCCGTTTGATTTTAAATGTTTAATAGCATTATTAATATCACGCAATACATATTCACACTGATGCATTCCATCAATAAATATTACATCAAATTCATCGTCACAATCCGAGAAATATTCGTCAGAAGTTTTCTTTATAATTGTAATATTATCAGAATATTCAAATTTTGGGTCAGGGTCAACACCAATCTTATTGTCTATCTCAAAATGCACATTATTAAAAGTGTAACCATTTTCAACTCCTATTTCCAAATATATATCACTTGGGTCACTGAAAGAATTTATAATCTGGTGTCTACTACTAAGTTCTGTAGTGAAAGGAATCATATAATTATCATTTTCTTGTTTCTCTCTAATAACTTCATTAAGGACACAACTTTTATAGATTAAATGGAAGAATCTTTCCAATTTTTCCCAGCTAGTTTCCTTCATTGAATAACATTTCATTCTTGAAAAACTAGAATATTCTGAATCCATTATTTTGCATAATTCTTCTGGTTTGAATTGATTTTCCAAAACAATAAAATCGTTCTTAGAATCTTTGTATAATTCTCTTATAAGTTCAATATTTTGTGCAAATGCTTTCAGTCCTAAAATACAGTATTGTTTATTGAAATCAACATTCAATAATTTATTGCAGTATTTATGTTGATATTTTGAAGGTTCTCTTTCCCACAGTTTACTATGATTAAACATAAAATAATGATCTTCTTCAGCTTCTAAATTACGCATAACTTCATTAACATTATACTTTGCGAAAAATTGTGGCATAATATGATTCGGTCCAATTCTATTTATCTCTCGGTTTCTTATTAGAGAGAAATTATTGTTACCATCATTCATATACTGAATATAACCAAGTTTTGCTAATTTTGCCATTTTACACTTAGGTTGAACTGCAGTACGCAATAACACTTCAAAATCATCGCATATTGGTAAGAACTCTGAATAGTTCCCTATTTCAATCAACATTTCTCTTTTCCATATTCTTGGATGATTTGGTAAACATACCAAATGGGATAATGTGATGTTGTTTATATTAGGAGTGTTGTATACATTTACCCATTTGTTTATTGAATCAGGTCCCAAATCAATATTTAAATGTTGACAATAATAAGCACCATAACCTTTTCCAATGAAATCCCCATAGGTAAAATTACGTCCATCTTCGTAAATGTTTATGAAATCCATATAAATGAATCCGATCTCTTTGTCTTGTTCAAAGATATTAATAGAATCAGATAAAACATCAGGCAATATTACATCATCGTGATCTAATTCCAAAACATAAACACCTCTACAGAGAGAAACAGTCTCATTTTTGACATTCCCTATTGAACCACTATTTTCGCTTCTTCTGTACAATCTTACACGTTTATCATTTTTAAATATTTCTCTCAAGAAGTTAAAATGTTTATCATCTAAATCAGGAGAATCATCCATTATAACCCATTCCCAAGATTTGCACTTTTGAGATTTTAATCCGTTATAAACGCGGTGTATTTTTTCATAAGTATTATAACAACTAGTAAAGACCGAAAATTTTGGTCTAGTTTCCTCACGTGGTTTGATAACATTATCAATAAAACAATAATTAATATATGAATTAAAATCCTGGATAGTTCTTATACTTTTTAAATGAATCCATCTTGAAGAATATTTCCCATCTAAAATTGAAAATACATCTTCTATATATTCTGATTCATTCTCTCCAAATGTTACTAGTATTTGATAATTTGTATCAAATAAATTATTAAGTTCTTCTTTATTTGATGTTATACTAACTGTGCAATTTAATTGCGATTCGTCTTTAAAAATATTATCAATAGATTTGTATTTTTCATTACGAAAAAATATTACTTGTGGATATTTCATATTTTACTATTTATGTGAAAATGTTTAAATAATAATTTTATATTTTATATTCAAGTGAATAATCAATATAATCTTTGACTTTTATTATGCATTTAATGATAATTTCATAATAAAAATAATTTTAATATTTTCTTTTTTTGCTTCTCATTTTGCTTCTCATTTTGCTTGCTCTCCTGCTTGTGCTTTTTAATATATTATACTTTTTACTGTATTTTTTTGTTTTCCCTTTTTTAACACCTCTAGCTTTATATTCACTAATATTTTTAACTCGCGATGCAAGAATTTGGTAACGAGGATCATTTACAACAGAAAGCCTTCGCATAAGTTCTTCTATGGTTATTCCTTTCTCTTTCTCTTTCTCTTTTTCACTTGAATTAGTAAGTGAACTAATATTTTCGTGTGAACCAAATATTAATTCTTTTGGTATTCCATTAGATAAATGAGAAAATGAACTATTTGAACTTGGAGTTGATATTTTTTTCTTAATATGTGTCATTTCTATACCTGGACTACTTCTCTGACTTCTACTACTCATATAGTATTATTAAATATAATTTAATATTCTGGGGTATGTTTTTTGAAAATACATCCTTGTGGAAGAAGTCCACGAACTGCTTTTGTAACAATATCTGGATTTTGATTCACACAATTTGACATCCAAATTTTAATAATACAGAAATTTTTTTTGGGTGATATGGTAATCCCTGTCACATTGGCAACAAATGATTCTTGGTTGCTAATTGTTTCTCCTACTAAAGAATAAGTTAGGTCTCTCCATACTTCATAAACGTTCTTGTTTGAAACCTTATAAGAGAAACTTCCACCTTGTCTATTTTTTGGGTCTTCCCAAATAGGTTTTATATCATTTCGCATAATGAATAACATACAATTTTTAACCAAAACTTCAGGAAGAGTTTCGGTAACAGCAATTGCACCTTCAACAGTTGTCATTTCATAAATTTCTTTATAACTTTTCAAACTCCAATCTGTATCGTGAGGTAAATGAGCATACATTTTCCAAGATTGTGCTAACCTATGAAATTCATTGGTGGTAATTGTATCTGTTGCCATTGTGTTATAAGGAGTTACCATATATTATATTATAATTCAATTTTTTTATATTGTTTTATTTCTTTATTTTACATTTAACAAGAGTTTATATTTATAAATCATATTCTTCTTCTTTATTAGACCAAGTATAATCAATGATGTCACTATCTTCTGAATTTTTATTCTCACTGTTTTCATCCGATGATAACTCTTTATTATCAATATTTTCTGATTCTGATTCTGATTTTGTTTTCATTTTTTCATCATCACTTTCAACAAATTTAGTTTTCAATTCATTATCACTTTCATTAAAAATTCTACCAATCAATCTAGAATATCTAGCTCTTTTTACTTCAAAATAATCATATGGAACTATTTTATATTCACCTTTTAATAATATTATTTCTTCTTTTTCAGTAATGTTGATAAAATTGACATTGTTATCTATTATTTGAATATTATATTTTATAAAATAAGAATTTATATCAACGTTATGTTGTTTTTTAAGTAAGTAACTAATAAGAGTTGCATTTATACGATTGTTCACTACAAAAAAAGTTTCATTTTTATTCACAAGAGTTATTTCATAAGAACTACTTTTATCAGTAAGAGTTTTATCATATAACGCAAGAGATAAAAATTTGTAGTCGCAAATTTCATAATTAGTATCCAAATAAGCTGCGTCGTAATAAGGCACATCGTTTAAAATAACCTTTTTATCTATTGTTTTTTTGCATTTTTCTGTATATATAATTATATCATTGTTCAAAAATATATTTTGATTATTCATAATTTTTTTTAGGGTTGTTCTCCCAACAACCTCATTGTTAGTTATCAATTCGGTATTAGACGTGTTCAATAACCTGTAAAAATCTTCAATATTATCAATTATATATTCAATAGATGAAACGTTTATAAAATTGGTATACTTATTTTTCATATAAATTTCTAACTTTCCATAGTTATATACAATAATATATGCCAATGAACACAAAAAGTATTCGTATTTTTCTTTGAAAAAATGATGCATTGAAAAATGGAATGTTGTTGAAATCATAATAAAACTTAATAAATACATTTTATTAGTAAATTGTTTATTATATTTAAATTGTTTTTGAATAATTTTATAATTTGTTATTCATAAAATTATATTAGTGAAAAACTTTCATATTGGGATGAGCTTGAGTTAGTTGGTGGTGGTGGTTTGGTATAAGGATTCTCTGTTGTTGTCGTCGTCGTAGCTGTTGTTACATTATAAGTTTGTGAAGATTTTGGAACAACTACATATGTATTTTGACTTGAACTAGTTGTTGAATCTTTGCATTTGTAATTTATTGTACCAGATGCCGCATCTAATCCAAAAATATACAAAAGCATTGTAACTATTATTGTCATAAAAATAAATGGAATAAATACAATTATCCAAGATACAACACTTAAACCACCTTCACATAAAATGTTCAAAAGAAATGTCACCATAACCATAACAATAAATTTAAAAAATGCTGTGTTATATAAACCCTTAAAGGTATCAATGATAATATGTGTTAATGAAAACACTAGATATATTAACGCAGGTGGGCATAAATTAATCATTCCTATAATTTATCAATATTATATAATTTTGAAATTTAATACAAAATTATAATTCTGTTTATTTATTTATAAATGAATAAAAAACCAATAATCGCAATCGCTGTTTTTCAAGATAAAATTAAAGGAACTGTTTATTTTGTTGAAGATTTGAAAAATAATTTAGTAAATATACACATTGATATTGAAGGTTTGAAAAAAAATAGTAATCACGGTTTTCACGTTCACGAAGCAGGAGATTTAACAGATAAATGCACTAGTATGTGTTCTCATTTCAATCCTTATAATAAAAAACACGGTTGTCCTGGTATGAAAGAAAGACACGTCGGAGATTTAGGAAATTTGATTGCAAATGAAAAAGGAGAAGCAAAATACTCTATTTTAGATGATTGTATTAAATTAAGAGGTTCAAAGGCTAACATTATTGGAAGAGGACTAATAATTCACGCGGATGAAGATGATTGTGGTCAAGGTGGAACGCCTGATAGTTTGACCACCGGAAATGCAGGAAAAAGAATTGCTTGTGCTATTATTGGATATGCAAAAGAAAATTTTTGACTTCAGTTTAATAAAAAATAGGTTCACCATCCTTTAAATGACCGACTTTATTTCCTGGTTCACCGTCTTTATCTACTTCGTATAAAGGTCCGTTATCTTCTGATGTAGCAAAATATGTAATATCGTCAATTTCAATCTCAAATACTTCATCTTCTGCTTCCTCTTCTTCTTCTACCAGTTCTTCTTCTACCAGTTCTTCTTCTTCTTGAACTACTTCTTCCTCTTCCTCTTCATCTACTACTTTTTCTTCTTCATCTTCTTCTACCTCTTCTTCTACTAGTTCCTCTTGATCTTCTTCTACTACTTTTTCTTCTTCATCCTCTTGATCTTCTTCTACTAGTTCATCTTCTTCTACCTCTTCTTCTACTAGTTCCTCTTGATCTTCTTCTACTAGTTCCTCTTCCTCTTCTTCTTTAGATTCAGCAACTTCTTCTTTAGATTCATCTTCTTCTTCAGATTCATCTGCTTCCTCTTCCTCTTCCTCTTCCTCTTCATCTTCATCTTCATCTTCTTCTTCTTCTTCAGATTCATCTGATTCCTCTTCCTCTTCTTCTTCTTCAGATTCATCTGCTTCAGATTCTTCTTCTTCCGATTTAATTTCTTTTTTTATAATTTCAGAAATAATAGGATTCTCAATTTGAGAATTTTCTACTTTGTTTGACTCTTTAATTATGACATCATATTTTACATTTTTATCTAATACAGATAATTTATCACATTCTTCTATTTTTAGTTGAATATTTTCTGCATCTGATTCTGCTCCATTAGAAAAGTTTCTTTTTAGTGATTCGAGCTCATTTTTGTAATATTCCATTTCAGCCTTACATTTATTTAATTCAGAAGTTAAATGCTTCAATGAAATATCGTAAATTAAATTATTTACACCATTTTTAATGACTTTATTTACTTCATTCAATAAATTTTGCATTTTAATTGGGTCAGTATTTTGCATTCTTGTGTATATTACATTACAATAGTAATTATCGTTTAATATGATTTAAAAAATATTTAAATTAGAAAATATAAGAAATGGAGATAGTTGACAATGAAGCTTTAGCTGAAAAAATGGGAATTGTATCAAGACAAACCGGTTACGATGAACAAACCATAAGACAAAAATTAATTGACAACAATTATGACCATATGAAGATAATAAAAGAATATTTAGGGTTAGATATCAATGAAACCAATAAATCTTCAAAAATAAATTCAGTCAATCAAGAAATTTATAAACAAATTCGTAAAAAAATAGATGTTTCTGATTACAATGAAAAACAATCAGATAAACTTAAAACAGAGATTAATAATAATAATAAATAATTATAATAAAATATTTGAAATATTATAATTAGTTTGTCACAAGTCCAAATTTTTCGTTCATTATATTTGTTTTTGTTTGTGGTTTTTTATCTCGGATTTTTTTCATTTGATAATTATTAGACGGTATTATTTTATGATTAATAATAAAGTCATCATTATCTTCGTGAAATTCAGGTAATATTCTTGTTAGAGGTTTATCAACAATTAAAAATAATCTTTCTGTTTTAAGAAGAGACCTGTATTCTTGGATTGTTAATGGTCCATAGAATCGTTCTAACATATAATGTGGATTTGGTGCCGGTTTAATATTCTTTTTATATTCATAAATTTTAGAATATATATGATTCATCAAACTATATCTCTCAAATTTGGTTGAACTATCAATGCTTTCTTCCATCAAATATGCAACAGCGCATTCTGGTGTACAAAAACAACCATACACACTATAAGAATTCTTTATAAAATGTTTTGGTATATGAATTGGAGGATTGTCAAAGTCGTATGAACACCAAAAACAAGCGGACTTTTTATCCGAAATATTGTTCAAATGTAGACTTTGTTCTAAACTCTTCAACTTACGCCATAGTTCTTTCTTATCGCAAACATTCGGCTGCGATTCATCATCAGATTTTTCTTCGTTGACAACATACTGTTCATTATTTTTTGTATTAGAATCATTGTTAATTATTTCGTAACAAAGTTCATTTTTTGCTGAAGAAAAATTAAATGATTCAATATTTGCATTTATAAAATTAGAATTATAATCACCATTTAGTTCTAAATCTTTTATAGAACATTTTAAATGTAATATCACATTCTGGCGTGTTTCTTTTTGAATATTTGTAGGGACATTCTGTATAATAATCTTTCCTCCTTTTGGTTTTCTACCACGTTTTTTTGCTCCTTGTTTTACAATAACATTATCTTCTACTTGTTCATTTTCATTTTCATTTTCTTCTTCTTTTTCTTCAATTTTAATTGCAATATTTATATCTTCTTGTCCTTCCATTTGTCCTTCCATTTGTCCTTCCAGTTGTCCTTCCATTTGTCCTTCTACGTGTCCTTCTACTTTATTTTCAATCTGATTTATATTTATCATATTATTCAATGATTTTATTTGAGCATTAGCTGCTTCAATATCTTTTTTTGAACGTCTTCCTCTTTTTGGTTTAATAGGTAAAACATCAGTCATTTGTTATCTATAATGAATAATGAATAATCAGTTTAAATAGTTTTATAATATATTTAAGATACTTTTATGTATAACATTTTCTGCAAACTGGTATATAGTTATCTGAACCAATTAATTTTTGTTGATTTTCATCAGTTAACCGAAGAGAGAATATCCCAGGTGTCCCATCCTTACAAATTCCACACAATGATGTTAATTTTGTAACTTTATCACATAACGGTATCAAATCCAGAATTTCTCCAAATTTCTCTCTTTTAAAATCTCCATCTAACCCAGCCAAGTATATTTTTTTGTTCATTTTAAGCATAGTTAATACAAAATCCTTCAAATCACCAAAGAATTGCGCTTCGTTTATCAATATAACGTTTGAATTACAAACCTTTTTAGTATCTTCTTGTACTTTATCAAATTTATCAAAATCGCCTGTTTTATTCAATTCTTCTGATGAATAATCCGAATATATGTACTGTTTCAAATCAGTTGTCTGAATGCAAGGAATCATCACTTTATCGTGAGTAGAAAGCATTTCGTTGTGATACCTTTTATCATCTGCATAGTTTATAACACAAACTGGTATATTGCAGAAATTACATTGTTTATAAATTTCAAGCAATTTTGACGTTTTCCCTGAAAACATTGGACCAATGATAATTTCCAAATAAGCAGAAGATAGTGAGGTTTGATACGACATTTCTTATTTAAACTAACGTAATTAACTTTAATATAAAATTATATCAATTTTTTATTAAATATTATATTGAATGTTATATTGTTTTGATAATTTTATTTATTACATATTAAAAAAATATTTTGTATAAATCTAATGAGTAACGGTATTCCATTAGTAGAATTTTATAGACCTACAAAATTTGAAGATATTGTTTTGGACCCATTAAACAAAGAAATACTTAAAAACATAATAGAAACATCATATTTTCCTAATCTTCTTTTTTATGGTCCACCAGGCACTGGTAAAACAACGTCAATTATTAACCTTGTAAATGCATACCAAGAAAAAAACAACCAAAAAAATAAAGGTCTAATGATTCATTTGAACGCATCTGACGAAAGAGGCATTGATATTATTCGCAGTCAAATAAATCAATTTGTTAATTCAAAAACCTTGTTTAATAAAGGGATGAAATTTGTTATTCTTGATGAAGTTGATTATATGACAAAAAATGCCCAACAAGCACTGCGATATTTACTTCAAGATTATTCAAGCACAGTTAGATTTTGTCTTATTTGTAATTACATAAGTAGAATAGACGAGGGTCTACAAAATGAGTTTTTACGTCTGCGTTTTAATCAACTTCCGGAAAAGGATATAACCAGTTTTCTCTCTAACATATGTGAAAGAGAAGGATTTAATATTAGTCAAAAGTCTCTTACATTGATTCAACGTCTTTATAATTCAGACATTAGAAGTATGGTCAATTTTTTACAATCAAACCAAAATATGAATTGTGATAATATTATTGATGAAAGCATATGGGAATTTTTGTTCAATAAATTTGAAGTTGGAGAGAAAATAGAAAATATAAATATTTACATACAGAACATCAGTGAAAAATTTAATATTGATAAAAAAAATATAATTAAAGACTTTTTAAATTATATTATTCGCAATAAAGAACACATTATAAGTTCAGATTTTTTAAATCTTATTGAAAATATTATGCACAATCAAGATTGTAAAAATTTATATTTTATCAATTATTCACTTTTGCGTCTATCATCCTTTATTCCTAAATTGAAAGAATCTACCCAATCATAAACCACCATAAATGCTTAGTTTGATATTTCAATATTTTCAAAATTTTCAAACATTTCCATCCTTTTTTTCAATTTTACAAGAAAATCGTTTGGTGGCGAGTTATTTGTTGGGTCAAAAATATTTTTATTCAAATCATAATCAAGTGTTTCAAAAATATTTTTAGAATGTGTAGATAGTTTTTTTGTAATAGGTATTGGAATTCCTCTTTCATGGATGACGCGGTTTTTTTGACCAAGCATTATTCTATATTATTAGAAAATAATTGAAATAGATTTACTTAAAGAAATATAAAGATATTACAGCAAAATAGAGTAATGACATTACTATCAAATATTGATGATGAATGGGAAAAATTTATTTCAAAAAGTATGAGCTCAGATGATGCTTATTCTGAAAATGAAAAATGTGAAAACTTGCCACCATACAACGAAGAACAATTTGAAACAATTGAGTTTCCTGATAACAATGAACCTCCTCCTACAGCTACAGATATATACATTTCAACTAAATCAAAAATTGCTTATTTAAATTCTGGGTTTGATTTGAAAGATATATTCTGGAAAATTCCAGTAATACCGTATGCTAAACCTGTTAATGGTATAATAAAAAAACAGATAAAATTTAATTCAAATACAGTTGAAGAATTAAATATTATACAAGAACGACTCAAACACGAAACTTATTTTGAAGAACATATTATTACAAGTATAAACAACCCATCTGGGCGTATAAAGTTTAAAGATATTCGCAAAATAACTGTTGGAATTTCAAAAAAGGATATTCTTAGTTATCGTCGCAAAAAGAAGAGCGCATTCTATAATTGTTTTGTTATGATTATGCGGTTGAAAATTGGTGCAGAATTCAAGGAGTTTCATATTAAAGTGTTCAACACTGGTAAAATGGAAATACCTGGAATTCAAAATGATGTAATATTTGAAGAGGTTCTCACAAATGTTATAAAAATATTACAACCACATATTGAAACCGTTCTCTCTTACAATCAAAAAAGTGATACTGTACTTATTAATTCAAATTTCAACTGTGGTTATTATATTAATCGTGAAGTCTTATCTGATATTCTGAAATATAAATACAACATTCAGTGCATTTATGATCCAACATCTTACCCTGGGATTCAATGTAAATTTTACTTCAATCCAGAAAAGGGAATACAAACTGGTTCACAACTTTCAGAAGAAGATAGAATTTTATACAAAAATATTGTTGAAGTATCATTTATGATTTTTAGAACAGGAAGCATATTAATTGTTGGAATGTGCGATGAATCAGTTCTTTATATTGTTTACGAATACTTGAAAAAAATCCTTATTACAGAATATCAAGAAATACGTCAAAAGATTAATAATACTGTTATTCCAATAAAGGACAAAACTAAAAAGGTAAGAAGAAAATGTATTACTATTACAATTTTACCCCAAACAACGGATCTTGCGACTGCGCCTGCGACTGCGACTGCGCCTGCGACTACTGATGAACAAGCTATTTTATCATAGTTGAAATAAATTTATTTGCACTTGTCTGATTATCATTTAAAAATTTGAAAATATAAGTATCTATTATTTTATCATTAATATTTTTACAAATGCCTTGGTTGTTTAAATATTTTTTAATGAATGTTTCTAATATTAAATAATAATTTTTTTCTTCTGTATCACATTTATCTAATTTTTCAATGAAATAATATACACTATTCAAATTTTCAATATTTATTTTATGATTCAATATAGTTTCTGTAATGTTTTCAATATAATTTATTTTTTTTGTAAGATTGTTTTTCTTTTCTTCTTTTGAATTTTTGAAATCTATTTCATTCAATATTTTTTTATATATTAAATTTTGAATAATGCTCTTGTAAATATCAAATACTTCTAATATTTTTTTATTTTTGAGAGAATCAGCATTACTGATAGTTTCTTTTAATTCAGTATTCATATCAAATATTGTTTTTTTGTATACAAATATAGATGCATCTCTTGATGAAAGCTGCAAAAAAGAGTGTTGGTCTTCTGATATTTGTCCAATAAATTCAACATAAAAATAAAATGATTTTTGACTATGATAATATGAAATATCTAGGTTGTTTGAATAAAACAATAATGAGCTAAATACGTGCGTAATTGTTCCTAAACCACGATAAATAATAAATTTATTATATTTTTCATTTTTTGTTACTATATTTTCTGTTATAAACAACAAATATTCAAATACTAGCTTTGTATACTTATTCATTATATCCATTATACTTGAATCAAGTAATGGTTTATAATTATCTTTATTGTGCAATGAATAGTTTAAAATAGTAACTATTTTATTATTGTTTTTTGAATTTTTACTATTTTTACTATTTTTAAAAGAACTCATACATTTAGTTATTATTTATTATTTATTATTTTTATTCATTTTGTTTTTCTCAATTTATTCATTTTGTTTTTCTCATTTTATTTGTTTTGTTGAAATAAGTATTTAAAGATTATAATAATTTCTTATATATAAATATGTCTGAAAATAAGTCAGTCAATGCAACACCTGAGACAAATTACAGATTGCCAAGTGATACAACATTGAAACACGCCGCTAAATTAGGCATTGTTGAAGATAAGCCAATAATGTTGGATTATTGGTCGTCTTCGCTTGATAAAAAAGCTCTTATCGGAGTTAAAGATAACGGAGAGAAACTTTTGGTAAAGAGTGAAGATGAATACACCAGTCCTATTGCAAAGTTCTACAAAACCGGAACTGAGTACATTGTTATTACCGAAAATTCTATTTATTTAGTATCTTCTGATATTCCTACTCGTAAAATTTCTTAAACATAATGCTATTTCAATTATTTATAATTTTAATTGTAAATAATTAGTATTTAATACAATCCTTGATTTTGTGTTGTAAAAGGAGATGCTCTGTATGGAGGTGGTTTAATACCTAACCATATTAAATTACCAAACCCATTATATTTACCTGCACCAGTCAACATCTGGAAACGGTTTTGAGGTGTATTTGAAGGATTCGCTTGGGTTTGCAAATTGTGCCAGTAATAATGAGTTACTCCAACCTTATTTGGTGTTCCTTGTTTATTTGGTCCTATACCTGCGTGTGTATCAGCATTATTTATGTAAGATTGAATTAATCTAACATTTCTTGAACGACCTGCCATTTTATTATTAGTTAATATTTAATTTTTACAATTTTATAAAAATTAAATTATTTATAAAGCCCTAACCGAGAATTGAACTCGGGACCTCTAGATTACAAGTCTAGTGCTCTACCGCTAAGCTATCAGGGCAATGCGATCTGCCCAGGAATTGAACCTGGAACCTCCTGATCCGTAGTCAGGTGCGCTATCCAATTACGCCAGCAGACCTTTTGCTATATTCTGTTCAATAACTTCTAACCAAGTTATAACTGTAAATTGCTGTTAAGAATATAATATTTATCTTTTTTGTAAGAATAAAATTAACACACTTCTTACACTATAATACAATTATTACTTTTTAATATATAATATTGTCATATTATTTATTCTTCTTTTTGTGTAAATAAATTTTTTTTAAAATCACTATATTCTTTTTTTTGTTTCAATAATTTTTTTACAATTTCATTGAATTCGTTTAACAATTTAACTATAGGTTGTAATTTATATTTTGTTTCTTCTAATTGCATATCAATCATCTCTATATAATTATAAACCGAGAGATTAATTTCTTTTTCATCGGTACCTTTTTTACAAGTTATTCTTTTAACATAATCAAATGTCTCTTTTATCAATTCTAAATTAAATTCAATATCTCTTTTTGATTCTTTTATGTTAGATAAATCTGTTTCAAAATACATTTATTATTGATAATATTTTTACTTCTAAATTGTTTTGTTTTATAAAATAGTTGAAAGGCCTTCTAATTGTTCTGATGTTAAAGTAGTTGGAAAATCAACTTCAAATTGAACTATCATATTTCCATTATGACCTTCTCTCGTTAACCCCATATTTGGTATAATTTTGTTATAATTCGGTGGTATAATATTACCAGATTTATTGTTTATAGTATACGACTTTCCGTTCAAATGTTTCAAATCAAATGAAAATCCACATAATGACTCCTTGAGAGAAATCTTATGTATATATATTAAATCTAATCCCTTTCTCTCAAATTTGCAATGATTATCTACTTTAATAAATATCTTAACATCTCCTTTACATTTTTCACTCATTACATTGCCTTGATCCCTTAAAATAATAATCTCATTATTGTCTATTCCCTTGAAAATCTCTATATAAATAGTAACAGTTTCAAACACCTTATTCCCATTTTCAAGAACCCATCTCTCTATCTCAATTGGAATATTACCTCCACAAAAAACCTGTTCCATAGTTATTGTTATATTTTTAACAATTGGAACAGGTTTCTCCATCATAGGATTGACTTGAACTCCATTCCTAAATATTCTTATATTACCTCCATTTAAACCTCCAGGTATACCCATTCCTCCAAATAAGTGTGCCATTTCTGGAGGGAATCCTTGCATTGGATGATGCATTTGATGCATCGTTTGGTTTTGCATAGGATTGCCATTACCATTACTATTGAAAAACATACTGAATAAATCGTTCATATCATTAAACGGCATTCCTTGTTCAAAATTTTGACCTCTTAAAAATGGATTCTTTTTCATCATATCATATTCTTGACGTTTTTCTGCATCACCAATTGTTTCATAAGCCTCTGATATTTTCTGAAACATTAAGCTTGCATCAGGATTCCCTGGATTCTTATCTGGATGCCATTTGAGAGAAAGCTTCCTGTAAGATTTCTTCACTTCTTCCTGGCTTGCATTTTCTGAAATTTCAAGCAATTTATAATAATCTTCAGTTGACATTATAATAATATTGTTATAGATAAGCTTAAATATTATTTAACTTATATATTTATTAATTTAATGGATTATAAGTTATTCATTAACAAATATCAGCCAGTTGTTTTGACCGATTTTGAAATTGAAAACGAAATGATTGAGTTTTTATTAACCCTTGTAAAAATGAATAATCTGAATATTCTTTTTGTAGGAGGCATGGGATTTGGAAAAACGTCCCTCTTAAATACACTTATAAGAGAATACTACAAAGGATTTGATGATAATGAGTATGAAAATAATGTATTATACATCAACAATTTGAAAGAACAGGGCATTAACTATTATCGCAACGATGTTAAGACATTTTGTCAGACCTGTTCTTTAATTAAAAACAAAAAGAAAATTATCGTTCTTGATGATATTGACTTAATAAACGAACAAAGTCAACAAGTATTCCGTAATTGTATTGATAAATTCAGTCACAATGTTCATTTTATGGCTTCTTGCAATAATATTCAAAAGGTAATTGAAAATCTACAATCTCGTTTTACAATAATTAAAATCAAACCTCTTCAAATAGAAAATCTAGATAAAATTATAAATAAAATATGTGAAAATGAAGGGATTATAATAACTCAAGATGCACGTAACTTCATTCTTGAAATAAGCAACAATACTGCAAAAATTCTTATTAACTATTTAGAAAAATTTAAACTGCTTAACCAAGAAATTACACTTGAGTTAGCAAAAAAGGTTTGCACAAATATTAGTTTTTGTTCATTTCAAAAATATACGGAGTTTTTGATATCTGGAAATCTTAAAGAAGCCATTAAGTTATTATATTCTATTTATGACAAAGGTTATTCTGTAATGGATATTTTAGATAACTATTTTTTATTTATTAAAAGTACTGACATTATTTCTGAAAATATAAAATATGAATTGATACCATTTATTTGTAAATATATAACTATTTTTCATAACATTCACGAAGACGAAATTGAATTGTCTCTTTTTACAAACAATATAACCAAAATAATTGAAAAAATTGGAATGAACAATTAAACCCAAATATACTTATTTATGATTTCTCATTTTGAACCTTTCTAAGGGGTCAATCTTTTCAATTCTGTTGAATACATATCAGCAAATAACAAACTATCACTGTATAATAGTTCTAGAGCAATTAATCTGTCTATAAAATTATCATCTTTTGCCCTTTCAAAAATCATAGATACACCTTTTTTACCATATCTTTTACAAAGTATTTCTAATTTTGATTTTTTCGTATTATCTTGCATATTATCTTGCATATTATCTTGCATATTATCTTGCATATTATCTTGCATATTATCTTGCATATTATCTTGCATATTATCTTGCATATTATCTTGCATATTATTATTATATATTTAATTATTTCAAAACTTAAATAATTAAATATCTTTTTTTATTAGATAACAAATGTCTACGCAAATTTTTAAAAATCATATACCAAATGATATTTTTTTTCAATTTCTAGAAAAGGTTTGTTTTAAAAATATAAATTATTACGCATTCAATCCAGATTCTTTCAAAAAAGGCATTTATACTGAAGATATCAAAAAATTCTTGGATTTTTGCAGACCTTATTACCATATATCTAAACGTAATTACATTGATCGCAAATTAACTTATAATAGTTTTACTACAATTATACGCCATATTTGTAAATTCAATGATATATGTTTCACCAGTGAAATAAAATACGATAAATCAGATTACTCTATTTTTTATTATATTTATTTTTAGTAATAAAATAATAAAATAATAAAATAATAAAATAATAAATATTAGATATTAAATGTTAGATACAATTATTATTTTATGAATCCAGCAGTTAAAAAACGCATTTTAGCAGAAATTGTATACATCAAAGAAAATATGCATCTTTACAACGCAACATTGTTAGATTATAAATTAGGCAATAAAGAGTCATATGTTGAAGTTATAACACCAAATTCTAATACATTAACGTTTACATTACCATTTGATTATCCGTTCAAGGGTCCATCATTATTAACGTTTAATGGTGAAAATTATCGCAAATTGCTTAACAAAATGCCCAAAAGAGTTAGATATTTATATGAAAATCCAAATGATATTTATTATAACGAAAAATGTAAAATCAAACATTTTAGTCGTCCAGATTGTTTGTGCTGTAGTAATTTATTATGTCCAGAAAATTGGTCTCCTGCCTGCAGAATATACAGTGTATTAAATGAAATAAATCAACACAATGAATTGAAATCCCAAATTAAATACAAATTGAGTTTTAATCTTATAATTGAAAAATTCAAGATAAATCCTGATATTGTTAGATTTGTATATTCTTTTTTGTAATAAAATTGAAATAAAATAATTAATATAAATAGAATTATACTAATTATAAAATGTACATATTTGAACCTGCTACAAGTATTGAAAAGGGTCAAAAATATATGATTGAACTCCCAGAACACAATGTTACATTACATATTATATGTATTGACAAAGCATTAAATGCTTGTGATATGAGAATTATATATATGGAAAAAAATAACGAATCTGTAAATGATTATGTTAATCATTTTATTTCATACAGATATGAATGGAATTTCAAGAGTATGTATTATTCATCTTTTGATCATCTAGATAAATGTGTAATTTATAAAATTATTAGCATCTAGTTATAAGGATATGGTATTTTCTGCGTATTATCTGGTAAAAATTCAGGTTTGAGTCCATAATTTGGAGCTCCACTTGGCACTTTCCAAAACCCTACCCATTCTGGTCTATTTTTTAGTGGTTCAATAACACCCATTTTTGCATCAGGTGCAGTAGCCAATAATATATATTTACAAATTATTACACGAGATTCCAATACTTGTTCCTGTGACATTCTTGCAAACCATTCATAATGTGTTCTACTTAGCACTTCATCTGCTGGTATATAAATTCCGTATGCACCAGAGTAAAAATCAATATATTCATTAGACATTAAATCATCTAATAATACCATCTTATCATTTATATCCTTTGTTCCGATTAACTTTCCTGATACCTTTATAATCTTATTTTTACGCACTCTGTATTCACACCATCTATCAAACTCACCCAGAAACTCCGATTGTGCTGTGTAATCCTTTTTCATTGTACGCTGAATAAAATCAACTAACTCTCCAACTACTTCACACTCTTTTGGAGCTCCCATAAAATTCATATTTGGGAAAAACTCCGATGTAGTTGAAGTTATATTGCGATTTATTGTCTCGCAAATAATCATTTTATTGTTGTTTTCTGCCATTTGATACAAATCAATCAAGTCTTGCATACATACGAAGCTAGGTGGAACAACAAGACCTCCATATTTATACAAAATTTTGGCTATTCCCAATTGTCTAGCATATTCAATTGTAGAACCACTTACTTTACTCATATTTATGCGCCAATCTGGTATCAATTTTGATAAGGCATTATCATCTATTAAACAAATATGAAATGATTTTGAACACTGTGCAATAATACTGCGCACAGTTAAATATAAATACGGTTGATTTAAATCATATGAACTACGACTTCCAAATGAAATCCAATTTCGTGAATTGTAATCATAATGAACTGGAATCCAGAGAATAGGTTTTTTAACATCACCTAAATCTGATTCATTCAATAAATATTTTATAATTGGGTCATAATTATCTGTCATTGATAATCTGTCTTGCTTACTTTGATATCTATTGTATAAATACGCTGATACTAGTATTAATCCTAACAATAAAATAACATTTGTATAATTAGTTTGGTTCTTTAATTTAGGTGCCATATAATATTATAAAATATTAAATATTTAGTTATGTATTATTTATTGTGCAATAATTTAATATTACTCCAAAACCCTTGTTGTCTCCTTTGGGCCTCTTCCGTTTGCTTTGCTAAATCATATGCTCTTCTTACTGCATTTTGGTCTTCTTTTTTATCGCGGTTTTTTAAATAGTCCAATGCTTGTTGCTCTGATAAAGGCTTCATATTATGTGTTTGGGCATTTCTATGAGCCATAAATTCGTTGACATTATTGAACTTTTGTGTATTTTCGTAATCCTCTTCTGTTACTGGAATCACTGTTTCAGTGTGTGCCTTTTGAAGGTCTTGATATTGTAATGGACTAAATAAGTCTGAATTGAAATGCTGTGGGGCATTCAACGATAATTCAGAGGAGTTCAATGAACCGCCATAAGAATCAATTTCCTGAACATCTTGGTATACAGTGAGAGAACGAGCTTCTCTCTTCAATCTCTCAAAATCTGATGCCATATTTGCCTCACTTGTTTTGAATGCTGGCTGTTCTTCTTCTGATTTCAACCAATCACCATATCCTTTTTCTTGTGTTTCACTTATTAATCTATTTTTTTCAAATTCCTTGTTGAACCAGTTATTGAAATCCTTTGTTTTCTTGAGTTTTTTATTTGAGTCAAAAAATGTGTCCAGTAATTCTCTCTTCTCTTCTTCTGAATGATTCAATGTTGCACTAATATAATCTGTGTTCTCATTTGACGGACTTCTTTCTGATTTACTTCTAAATTCCCATATTGAAAATAATGTCTTGTATGCCTTTGAAAAGAATATGAAATATTCTGGAGGCAATTTTGATTTATCTGGATGTGTTTTTAGAACCATCTGTTTTGCCCTTTTCAAATCTGTTTCTGTAAAATCTGAATCATATATTTTGAAAATCTCTAAAATCTCTTGCAAATTATAATTTGATATATCTAAATCTGTTGATTTAGTGGTCATATAATTATTTACATTAAATTAATTTATTATATGAACTAATTTAATGCTTTCTTGATTTATTATTGTATTTCATTCTTTTTTTTGTTGATTTTCTTTTACTTTCTTTTACGTGTTTTCTTTTTGTATTTCTTCGTTTACGTCCTCTACCAGTTCCTTCTTCAAATGAAGTTATATGCATACTTTCCAATAAATTACCAACATTTTCTGTTTCTCTTCTTGCTCTTCTTTTTTCTGTTTTACTAAGTCGTTGAGGTCTTACAAAATTTTTAAATTTTCTCTCTTCTGGCACTTTATAAAAGCCAATTTCAAATGAAGTAATATTCATTGGTTCTGCACTGAATATACGTTGTAAACTCGGATCATTATGTCTTTCTTTAATTATTGATACTGTATTATCGCTGTTTAATTGAATATATATTTTGGAATCACCATAATGCGATTCATATAGAAAAATTCTTTCTCCAGATTTAAAACGCCTTAGTTGGTCGTGTGTCATATTTTTAACAGTTTCTGTTTCTGCATTAAGTTGCCTAAAAGGGTCTCTTTTATTGTAAAACCAACCTTCTGGTCTTGATATGTTAACAAATTCAACTATTTCTTCTGTAGCATCATACCCATCTGTCCCCCAATCAGGTCTTCCAAAAGGATTCCAATATCTTACACGAGAATTAGTTGTCTCTTCTGTTTCTGTATAATCTCTTCTTCCAGACTTTCTTGACATTGTATAAAATATTATAACACAATAATATTTTTATACCTTAAGAAGAGATTCGGCCTTTTGAATTGCCAACAAATACAATCCGCAACGCTTGAAAAATGCATCTAAATCAGCCGGATCGGCACCTGTTACTGAATCATCTGGTGCAAAATTTAGATTTCCTTTCTTATACACTAGCATAACTGGTATCCCATTTACCATACGGCGTTGTTTTAAATATGCATACAAATCTATAGACTCGTCTACATCAATATCAGCACATATAACATTTTTAGGAGATGATGCAAAAAATGCTTCTACAATATGTGCAATCTTTTTGCAAGGTCCGCACCAGGTTGCTCCGAGTTTAACTATTATAAGACCTGGATTCACCTTTAGTAAGTCCAAAAAAGCTTGTCTACTTTCAAAAACAGATATTATTTCTTTAGTAATTGATTTTTCTTCCGTTGACATTTAAATTAATCAAATAATTTATTTTTAAACTTTAAACTAAAATATAGACATTTTATATAAATGTCAAAAGATATTGATGTTTTATTAACAAAAGTTACTTTACCAGATACAAGAATTGCATCATTAACACAAGATGAAAGAACAGAATTATTTGATTATTGGCGAAATCCTAATCCAAAATATAACGCTTTTAGAACTGCGCTGGATAGTTCTTATGACGAAGAAGGAAAAAAACCCAGTAAAATATTCAACAAAAATGATGGAATTTATAAAGGAGTTACAGATAATAATCCTAAGGCAGTTAGCTGTTTTGTAACTAGAATATTAACTCCTGCAATTAAAGAAGCTAATACTAAAGGAAAATTAGAAAGTTATATTAAACAAGAATCTAAAAAATCACAAAAAGTAAATAGCAGCTTAATAGTTCAACCTGTTGTAGCTGAAATTGATGAAAATGCTTGTCCTCTTGACGAGAATGAAGATATAATAGAAGTTGAAAGGGAACCCCAAATTGATTCAAATGAATTGGAAAATCTTAATGACTTTATGGAAAATATGTTACAACAAATAAACAAGAGTGGTGATGATAAAACAAGTGCAATAATACCGACCCTGTTATTTGTTGTTATGTATATTATAGAACTTGGTATAGACTCTCTTGAACTATTAGAATTAATAAAGGATACTGAAAGAGGGTCATTCTCAACAGATACTTTTAAAAATAAATTTAAAACAATTGCTAAAATTATTTTAAGAACACTAGGTAAATTAATAACTGCGATACAAAAATTATGGGAATTTCCTGGTGGAAAAATATTATTTTTTATTATACTTTTTTGTATTTATAATACACCGTATGGTTACTTTTTTATTAACTCATTTTTACTTGCATTTAAATCAATTATATCTTATTGCACTGGAACAGATATAGATTCTTATTTTGAACAAATGAGAGAAAAACTAGAAGCATTTTCTGTTACTGTAAAAGATGTTGTTACTAATTTTTTTACAGGATTATTAACAAGTGTGTTTAAATCTGCATTTAAAGACTGGATTAATCAATGGGCAACTAATACAGCTGAACAGTTCAAAGAAGAAATTGTAGAACAAGTTGCAGAAAAAATTTCTAACAGTGTTCAGCAACTTACAGAACAAATTGTATCTCATTCCGGAGAAGTTGTCGGAGCAATTACAAATGCTGCTGCAGAACAGACTGGTGAAATTGTAGGTGCGATTAAAGACAGTGCCACAGAACATACCGGAGCTTTAATAGAATCTACTATTACATTGGGTAGACAAATATTAAATGGACAAGGACAACAAGCATTAATGGTATTGGGTCCTATGGCTGCTATACCAGTTGCAAAAATATTAGAAGATACTCTTAACACATTAAACGGTGCATCTAATATAGGGGAAATTGCAGATGGGCTTACTTATTCAAATGAATTATTACAAGGTATATTGAGAGATTCACACTATACAATATTTGATGCTATAAATGCAGGAAAAGAATTAACACCTGAACAAATTGATTCTCTTGTTGATAAAATTGTTGATAAACTTCAACAAAATCAAGAAGATAAATCATTGATAACTAATACTTTGAATGGAATTCAACAAATGTTAACCCAGGGAGCTGCTGCAACATTAATGGCTGCCCCTGCGATTCAAGACTTACTAAATGTTGGTCCAAGAAGAATCGCAAATTATGGAGGTAAAAAAACACGTAAGAATAAAAAGTCTAATAATCCAAAGAAAATTAAAAAAACCAAGAAGAATAAAAAGAAGACTAAAAAAACAAAGAAGGGAAAAAAATCTAAGAAATCTAAAAAAACTAAGAAATCCAAGAAATAGATCACATTAATACTATGCAATTATGACCAAATGAACCAACTAAATGCATAAGTGAATGAGATAACTTTGCATTTTCTTCATCTTCACAAAAACAATATTTTTTACAAAAATATCCGTAGCAATACAAATATATTGTTAATAAAAATGTTGTTACAATAATAATCGCAAAAATAATATGATAAATTGAATTTATATGTTTACATTTATTGAAAAATATATAAGCTCCATAAATAACAATACAAAATATGACTGCTTTATCAATTAAGTTCGTATAAATATTATCATTTGAATGTACAATTAGGGATGTTATAAACAACGTAAAAAAAAGCACTGAATAAGAGAATTCTTCATAGAAGTATGCAATCAACACATTTGTTAAAAATATGAAACTTGAATAAAAAAGCGGTATACATACCATATATAAAGTATTTGATTTTTTGGCTTCATATTTTTATAATAATTAGACTTCATTTTTGACTATCAGTTTTTGACTCTATTTTGTCCCTCCATTTTGTCTCTCCATTTTGTCTCTCCATTTTGGCTCCACCTTTTCTAAAGGTGGATAAGGTGGATTTATTTGTCTATCTGCACTTCTTTCGCAACATTTGATATTATCTTATTATAAAAAACTTCATCTTCTGCTAGATCTATTCCTCCAGTACATTTGCAAATAATACGCATATATTGGTCGTGTTTCTTTGTTTGAATGTCCTTTGATTCGGGATTTTCTTCAACCCAGTTATTTATTTGTTTAAAATTCTTATGCGCAATGTTTTGTATAACCTTCTTTATTTTCTTTTTGTCCTCGTCTTTTTCCCACACATCATTATCCTTAACATACATAACTTCTCTCTTCAAATCGCTGCAATGAATCGGTCTTTTGTAAACATCTAGTTCCTTTAACCCTCTAACAAAAATATTACTAATTCCTTTAACATATCCAACATTCCCTGTGTTTTCCAAATCTGAAAGTTGAACCTTGAGAGAATTAACAAAATCCATAATATCCAAAGCACCTTTACATTGTTCATTCAAAAAGAAGTTCATATTGAATTTTTGATTGTTATTATTTGTTGTATTATTTGTTATATTTGTATTATATTTGGAAATTTCCATAATCTTGTTATTTTGTTCAACCAATAATGTTTTAAATTCATTGTTTTGTTTGATTAATTCACAAATAATATCTGCATTCATTAAATTATCAGATGACAAAATTGTATCTTTTTTTTTGTTAAATTGGCATTTTTGCTTATGTTTCCATAAGCCAGAATTTGTGCTATATTTTTTTTTACATTCACAAATAAAATTTGATTGCTCCTTTTGCTCCAATGATATTTCTAAAACATTTCCAAATAGAGTTTTCTTATGTTTTGCAGTGGATTGATGTCTAATGTAGTTAGATTTTTTACTGCATACAAGATTGCATAAATTACACCGATATATCTTTGTCTCATTTTGCTCCTTTTGTATTTCCATTTTTTCCATATAATGGAAATAGAAAAAAGAGCCTAAATTGTTTTCTAAAATATATAAAAAATATGCTAACATTATTTTTAACAAAAAAATAAATTTTAGAGCATTATGGTGTAAAATGAAAAATGGACAAAAAAAGTTCAGAAAGTATTTGAGCTTTTCGAAATTGGACATTTTTTTTGTCCATTTTCGAAAAGTCGAATCACTTTTGGGAATGAAAAAACTGCCATTTTTCAAAAATACTTTCCATCTCACCGAAATTATTTTAAATTTATTTGTCTATCTGCACTTCTTTTGCAACATTTGAGATTATTTTATTATAAAAGAATTCATCTTCTGCAATATCTATTCCTCCAGTACATTTGCAAATAATTCGCATATATTGGTCATGTTTCTTTGTTTGAATGTCTTTTGATTCTGGGTTTTCTTCAACCCAATCATTTATTTGTTTGAAATTCTTGTGCGCAATGTTTTGTATAACCTTCTTTATTTTCTTTTTATCTTCATCTTTTTCCCATACGTCATTGTCCTTAACATACATAACTTCCCTCTTCAAATCACTGCAATGAATTGGCCTTTTATAAATATCCAACTCTTTTAATCCTCTAACAAAAATATTACTAATTCCTTTAACATACCCAACATTACCTGTATTTTCCAAGTCCGATAACTGAACTTTGAGAGAATTAACAAAATCCATAATATCTAATGCCCCTTTACATTGTTCATTCAAAAAGAAATTCATATTAAATTTCTGATTATTGTTTGTTGTTGTATTATTTGTTATATTTGTATTACACTTTGCAATTTCCATAATCTTGTTATTTTGTTCAATTAACAAGGTCTTAAATTCATTGTTTTGTTTGATTAATTCGCAAATAACATTTGCATTCATTAAATTTTCACTATTTAATTGACAAGATTTTTTGTCTTTTTCTTTGTCTTTTTCTGATTCTTTGTTTTTGTCATTGTCTTTTTCAATATTTATACATTTTTGACTATGATACCATAATCCACTTCGGTTTTTATAAGTCTTATTACAAATTTTACAGCTATAATTTGCAGAATTTTCGTTCAAAATTATGCACGAATCGTTCAAAGCGTTCAAAATATGCTTTTTTGATTTGTTGTGGGTGTCTATGCTACTTTTTCGTGATGTTATATAATCACATTTTTTACATTCATAACTTTTTTTTTCTGACGATACTTGAAAATTCTGCAAATTATGCAAGGACGTTCGCATAATATTGAACGGTATAATATTTCTAAATTATTTTGAAAAATACTTTTTAAAAATATGCTCACAAATTTTTTAACTATAAAATTGAAATTAGAGCATTATGCTCTAAAATGGAAAAATGGCAAAAAAAAGTTCAGAAAGTATTTGGGCTTTTCGAATTTGGACATTTTTTTTGTCCATTTTCGAAAAGTCGAATCACTTTTGGGAATGAAAAAACTGCCATTTTCCAAAAATACTTTCCATCTCACCGAAAATATATTAAGTAATTTAAATTTAATTAAAATAATTTTATAAAATATATGTCGTCTGGATCTGGATATACTGTAAGCGGCGTGGATTTAGATGCAATATTTGCTTTAGGTAGTGGTGCAACAGCTACTGGTTATTTATTATCTGATGGTTCTGATTTATCTAGTAGATATTTAAAAAATACATCAGGGGTTTATGCTCCTGATACCGGATATACAACTACTTTAAATGGATATACTGGAACAGATTTAAGTGATATATATGAACCATTACTTTTTAAATATACCGGAGGAACTCTTTCGTATCAAGTTACTATAAACGAAAAAGTTTATAATTATTGCATTGAATATAACGAAAATAATACTAAAGAAAATTATTCAAGTTACATAACATTTTATAAAAATGTAAGTGTCAATTTATTTATGTGTTCACCAGGTGGTTCTAGTGGATACACAGTTACTCCTACTTATACTGGTCCTGGTGGTGGTGGTGGTGGTGGAATAATTGATACAAGTAATGTAAGTTTAAGTAAAGATGTAGAATATAGTGTATATTTTGGCACTCATAATTATCCTAATAGTATTTTTTCCAATCCATCTTCTAATATGTTTATTGTTACAGCTGGTGCTCCAGGGTATAATTCAAATAGTGGTATTAGTGGATATAGTGGAACTGGACAATTCGGAATTTCAGTAAATACAAATCCTTTTTATGCACCTCCATATAATAAATATACAAGTGGTAGTGCTGCAACATATCCACCAGATTATTTATTAGGTTATGGTGCTGGTGGTGCTAGTGGTTCTGGAAATTACGGAACTCCAGGCGGTGGCAGTGATGGTGATGGTAAAGGAGGATTAGGTTATACTTTTAATGGTACTGTTTATGCCACAGGAGGAAGTGGTAATTATTACAGCAGTAATCCTGAATCTGGTTATGGGTTTGGAGGCACTCCAATTCTAAATGGAGATGGCACTTATACAAGTGGCAGTGGATATAATGGAAGAATATTTTTGTATTTCAATTATCCAACTTAAATATAAAGCGACTGAGTAGTCGCAACAAATTTCAGTGTTAATTCTGGTATTTCTCTCAATTTACTTAGAAGTTCCATATTCCCAATACTTTCGGATATTTTCTCCATCTCATTAGAAATGCTATTAATCTTCAGTATAGCCTTTACAAATTCTCCTAAAAATATTCCCTTATCTTTTTCCAACTCTTGCAGAAACCATTTACATTCTTCTACTGATGCAGCATTGCACCATCCGTCCATTTTATCAAGCAAATCATAATGATGGTCATAATTTACTCCAGTAGCCAATTGTGTTTCTGATTCAAACTTGATATTTTTTTCAAATTGTTCGTGGATTTTTATAGCCAAAAGCTTGATAGTTTGGTCACTACATTTAGGAACAATTGCCTTGAAATCGTCACCAACTGTTATATTTGTGAAACAACTAAACAGTGCAACTAATTGTCTACTAGAAAGTTTATCTAGACTTCCATTGTGTATCATCTCTGAAAAAACAAGACAATGAACCTCCTTTAAATGTGTCGCAATATATCCAAGAGGAGTCAAAACATAATCTTTCACATCATCTAGTTGGCGAATAAATCCACCAGAAAGAAGCCATCCAAGAATGATATGAATGTTGTTGTTCAGAATACACTCCAAATCGTAGTATTCTCTTTTTACACGAGATATTTCAGCCAATTTATAATTATGTTTTATAACTGTATTTTTATCATTTAAAATAAATTTATATGAATCCTTCAACTCTTCAATTTCTCTCAGCATCTCTTTTCGCTTTTTATTTGAAGATAAAGAGAGACCATCTTCTAAAAACAATAGACGTTCAGCTTTTTCACGAGGAGTTCTCATAAAAGAATTCATACTTAACTCAAATTTTTGTAAATCTTCTTCTAATGCAGCAAGTTCCCTATAAAGACCTCCTTTCTTCGTCAAAATATCGTCTTGTATCATACTACGTTCACAAAATTTAAGATAATCTTTATCTCCAATATCAATCAAGTTGAGTATCAAATTATATGAAATCTTAAACTTTGATACTAATGTCTGTGGAATTCCGCGCATCATATTTCGGTATGATGTTAAATCGCAATCTCTAAACAGATTATTAAGATGAATAACTGTGCCCACTGTATCGTGACCTCGGCGACCGGCGCGCCCAGCCATTTGAGTGTATTCGTGAGAGTATAAAACCCTCTGACTATTTCCATCAAATTTAGTTGCACTTGTAAACAGGACGGTTTTAATCGGAAAATTTACACCTAGAGCAAATGTTTCAGTGCAAAAGAGGACTTTAACATAGCCTTTGCATAAAAAAAGCTCTACTATTTCGCGAAAAACACTTATCATACCAGCGTGATGAATAGCAACCCCCTTTTCCAATAAGGACACGAGTTCATTGAATTCAGGGAGTTCCATATATTCTTTATAATTTGGGAGTTTTCTTAGAATAGCCTCGGCTTCTCTGCGTGCAGTATAAGGCACTTTACTATCAAATTCTAATAGACTAACAGTGACCTCCTTAGCGCATTGTTCCAACTGTTTTCTACTTAGCACGAAAAAAATAGCAGGCAATAAACCATTTTCAACTAGATATTTGCATACGTTATTAATAACGTGTTGCCTTTTAACCCATACTTGCTTATTTTCAAATAGTTTCAACATTTTATGAACTTTGTCATAATTGACTTCATTGAACACGCCCTTTTCGTTTTGCAATAACGTTAAAGTGTTTGTTGAATCCTTTATTTCCTTGCACAAGACTTCGTCTTTTTTAACGGCCTTGAAAATGCCTTGGTTTACAGTAATAAAAGAATAATGCTGTAATGGGACTTCGCGATGAGTTGTAGAAGAAATATACACTTGCTTTCTGTATACATTAGCTGAGTCGCGCGATTCAATCCAAGCAGCAACCTTGTTTGGAGCATCTAATGTAGCTGACAACATAAGAATCTGTATATGTAGAGGGAGCATTAATATAGAGTTTTCCCATACAGCACCGCGGTCAGGGTCATTTATATAATGAAACTCGTCAAACACAACACATCCAAGTTCATTATCAAAGTCCATATCAAATGATAACAATGATTTATTATTTGTTTCAATATTTGACTCCAAATTTGAGTTAGGTTTATGTTTTTTCAAGAACAAGACATTGTGAAGAATTTCAGTAGTAACAATTAATAGACTTGCCTCTTGATTTACACGAATATCTCCAGTTACAATACCAACACTAATATGAGGGTATCTTTGCGTGAAATCATAGAACTTTTGATTACTTAGTGCTTTTATGGGACTACAGTAAATTATTTTTTTTCCTAAACTGAAAAAATGTTCGGCTGCAAATTCAAAAGGTGTTGATTTTCCGGAGCCAGTATGTGCAGTTACAAGAACGTGCTCACCTTTTACAATGCCTTCAATTGCGAATTTTTGAAAAGGACTTAACGGATAAGAAAACATATTAAAGTGTTTTTCATATGTTTCTTCATTTGATTTCGGATAAGTTAAAGGACAGTTGAATACCATTTGCGAGTTATTTATTATATAGTTATAATATGTTTATATTGTTTGTAAAAATATTATCCACAATATGATGGCATTGTAATAACAGGGTTTCCTTGTTCATCCTTTTGAATGCTTTCGCAATTAAGATAAACAGAACCATTACATTTTAGACATCCGTTTGGTGTATAACCTTTTGGACATTTACAATCTTTACACAAATCTTCATTTACTGGGCAGCAACTATAAGGATTATTAGGATCACAAGTTGTATAACTCATGTTCATTCGTTTTTTACTTAGTGAATAACTAACTCTTGATATAGGAGTAGAAAGTCCTAAAACAAATGAACCTTTTATTGTTCTAAAAGTTGGCATTATAATATAATTGTATAAATAAATTAAATTATTTACGGTTTTTACGTGTTTTTACGTATTTTTTTTTATTAAGTGAATTATTTCTTTTGTATTTCTTGTTTGAACGCGTTTTCTTTTTGATATTTTTTAAAACTCCTTGTAATTCAGTTTAAGAGACTTGTAAACATTTCCCTTCTAAATCACAAACCTTATATTTTTTTGTTGATTTCTTTGTATAATAACTAGGTTTAAATCCAAACTTATTTATTTTGTAATTATCGTTTCCGTATTTATTTGTTAAATAAGAATTGAATCTTAAGCTGTTTGAAATTTTCATTTTTTTCATTTATATAATAAAAGAAATTAATATGGTATCTTATCTACTTTTTCTGACCATTCTTTAAACGCAACATTTGCAACATCTTGGCATATTTGAGTCATTCTGAGTTTTCTCTCTTCAACTGGCTTTGACATCTCGTCATAAATGAATTTATCATCAAATCCAATGGATGCTGCATCAGTTTTATCATTACCGTAATAAACAGTGTCAATTCTTGCCCAATAAATTGCAGATAAACACATCGGACAAGGTTCGCAACTAGTGTATAAAACACAATCAGATAATTGAAATTTTTTTAGATTATGACAAGCATCACTAATAGCAACAATTTCGGCGTGGAGAGAAGGATCGTTTTTTATTGTAACCATATTATGTCCTTTTCCAAATATCTCTCCAGTAGTTTTTTTAACAATGACACAACCAAAAGGTCCGGTTCCTCGTTTAACGCTTAACTCGGATAATTTGCACGCTTCGTTCATATATTTCTCGTGGTCCAGTTCCATTTTATTATTGTATTAATTTAAATATTAAAAAATAACTAAATTAATAAATCAATGATAATTGGGAACAAATACAAATTAATAAAATCAATTGGGGAAGGAGCATTCGGTAAAATTTTCAGTGCTGAAAATGTGAGAACGAGAGAAATGGTGGCTATAAAATCGGAACCGATTTCTACTGAATCAAAAATGTTGAAATATGAAACGAAGGTATATCAATATTTGGGGAATCGTATTGGGTTTCCTCAAGTGAAATGGTTTGGCGTTGAAAATGGCAGATATTTTATGGCCATTACATTATTGGGTGAATCTCTGACTTCTTATAAGAATAACTCAAATACTCAGCTTTCTCTCGCAAACATTTTTTTAATATGTCAAAAAATGGTAGAGAGACTGGAATACATTCATTGTAAAGGACTTATACATAGAGATATCAAACCGGACAATTTTTTATTCAAAGGAGAAGAATTATATTTGATAGATTTTGGATTATGTAAAAAATATAAAAGAGCGGATGGTGAACATATTGAAGAACGTTCTAATAGAACTCCTCTTGGTACAGCGAATTTTATAAGTGTTAATGTTCATTGTGGAATAGAACCTTCAAGAAGGGATGACATAGAATCTGTTGGGTATATTATTTTGTTTATGTTATTGAAAGATGACTTACCGTGGTCTAAGTATAATAGTTCAAACCATAGTGAAATGTCAAAAGAAAAAATTGGAATACTAGAACAGAAGATACCAGCTTTTTTAAAGGAATATTTGATTTATTGTAGAACTCTTAAATTTGACGATACACCTGATTACAGTTATTTGAAGAAATTGTTTTCAAATAACGAAAATGAAGGTTGAAAATAATTATTATAAAAAATTGAAATATAAAATAAAATTATACATAATCGCATATTTAATGCAAATGGGATCCGCAAACGGATGTATTAAACATTTAAATGAATCAAAAGATGAATTTAAACATTCTGAAAGTAAACTTGAAAGTGAAAGTGAAAATGAATATGAATACAAAGGTGTTGTATTGAAGGCAGCTTATCCACATATTGAAAAATATATGAAGGCTATTAGAGATTCGCCTAAGCTACAGTTTTGGTTAGACGAATTTGATTTTAATGCTTTAGAATTTAGTGAATTTAAGATTACTGATGTTGATTTCTTTGGTCCTATAGATCCTAACAGACTGGGATTTTATAAAGGAACTGGAAAAGTAATTAATAGAAAAACAAAAGAACCTATTCCAGCGATTGCTTTTAATCGTGGTGAATGCGTAGCTTGTTTAATAGTAGTTACTGTAAAAGAAACAAGAGATAAATATGTTGTTATGTGTGAGCAATTAAGGTTTGCTGCAGGAAGACATATGAAGGAATTACCTGCTGGGATGAAGGATTCCAGAACGCGAAGCTTGAAAGGTCCAATTTTGGATGAGATAGCACAAGAAACAGGTATTATAGTTAATGAAGATGATAATAACTTGAAAAAATTAGGGAAAAAAATTTATCCTTCTCCAGGAGGGTGCGATGAAGCGATTGATTTGTGGTTATATGAAACAGATGTAACTAAAGATAAAATGAGAGAAATGTTGACAAATACATTTGGTTGTGCTGAAGAGTATGAAAAAATAAAATTGCATTTAATAAAAGTAGATGAGTTTGATGATTTGTTGGATGAAATTGGAGATGTAAAGGCAGAATGTGCTTGGAGACGTTATAAAAATCTTAAAAAATAAAAAAATAAAAAAATAAAAAAATAAAAAAATAAAAATAAAAATAAAAAATAAAATTATTTATTAGTAAAATTATAAATTATAAATTTAATAAAAAATTGAAATACTTTTTTATTGAATTAATAAAATAAAAGCTAAATCAGTTTAACAATGAATTTGTTCATTCTCTCACTTATTCAAAAGGAAATCGCGCAATATATGATGGACAAACATATAAGCAAAATATTGTTGGAAGCAGTGCAAATGTTATGTTCGGCTAAAAGGGTTTTGGACCCAGATGATGTAATAAATGAGAAGTTATACAAGTTGGCACATAAAAATCATCCGGTGACAATTTGGTGTAGAAAATCCAAAGCCAACTTTTTGTGGACATTGGATTTGATTGAAGAAATGCACAATGAATGGAAGTATAGATATAATCATCCTGAATCAAAATTTCACAAATCGTATTTAATTGCACAAATTTTGAGAGAGAATTTGCCAAATGATGATAAATTTGAAGAAACCAGATTGACTCCATTTGCTCTTGCAATGCCAGATAAATATAAATGTGAAGATCCAGTTGAATCATATAGAAATTATTATATGTCAGAAGAGAAACAAAGAATCGCTTGTTGGAAAAAGAAAAGAGAGAAACCAGAATGGTATCAGACAGTTAGCGCATAAATTTTCAACTATAAATTTTAATAAAATAAGAAAATAACAAAATAATAAAGGTGTAATATATATGGATTATAAACTTTTTTTTTGGATTGTTGTTACTTCAATATTTAGTACGATACCATTACCATTAATCAAAACGTATACAAAGGAAAAAATAAAAAATGAATTGTATGTTTTTATTTCTATCGTTTTTAATATATTTTTGATTTATCTATACATAATTGTTTTTAATAATGAAAGTATTACAATAGTTTATGCTATTATAAAGGTATTATCTATATTATTAACTTTAGTAGTAGATATTACATTATTCAAAACTGTTTTTACATCATCAAAAATAGTTGGATTAATATTAGCTGTAGTATCAGTTATTTTATTGTCTTACGAATAATCATCTTGGTATTATTTTGTGCATAAAAAAATGTTTAAAAAGTACGACATCATTTTCATCTATAATATTACTAAAATCGTTTATTATTTGTTCTTTGTACAATTTTACATTATAACCAAATGTACAATAATTAATTATGCCATATAATTCTTTACACCAATAATGATAATCGTTGTTTAACAATGAAAAATCTGTATTGTATGCACTATATAAAGCTTGTTTAATAATTTCGTTTTTTGGTGAAGCTCCTAAAATTCCTTGAAAAATTGAACTTGGAACAGCAGATGAATTTACTGATATGAAATTGTAATCTTTAACTATGTCATTAATATTAACATATATCATTGCATCAGAATCCATAAAAACGCCACCATTAATGTATAAGTAATAGTATTTGAATAAGTTCGCTTTATGTGAATTTTTTGTTATAGAATTATATCTTTCAATTATATCAGGTAAATCGCAAATAGGATTGTTAATAAAAAAATCAATAACATCATCATCATCATAAAAATCATATTTCCAATCAGAATCTAAATTTATATATATCATATCTGTTATGTATTTTTCCGGATAAGCTTTGTTTGTTTGAAATAATATCTTGGGTATTTTATTTGTTTTAACCCAAAAATTTGTCATTTTCTTTATTTTAGAATCATACCAACCAGGGGTTCCTGGAAAATGATATATTATTTTTCTTGGATTTGGGATTTTAGGATTATTCTCAACATATTTTTTTAAAATTTGGTTATCATATTTATTTTGAGTTATAGCATTATACACAATAAATGGTTGATCAAGACAGCTAGGAATATTATTATTATTTTCATAAATATAGTCTACTATGTGAAGTTTTACATCATTGAATAATGATTTAATTGAATCACTATTTTTAAAAAGTATGATTCCTGAAGTGAATGCAGATAAGGTTGTTCTATATTTTGTAAAATCAAAAAACCAAGAACCATAATACGTTTGTGATATATTTCCTTCTTCTAAAACATATATTTTTTCTGATGATAAATCTAGATTAAATAATTTATTAATATCAGAATTTATTAATATATCAGTATCTAAATATAAAATTTTTTCATATTTATTTATGTTTTCATACAAAAAAATATGCAATCTTGCACATCCTGCATTAAACAATGATTTTATATCTAATAAAAAATAGTATAATGGTAAATCAAACACCTGTAATTGTTTTTCTATTAATGGGTAAAAATTTGGGGAAGTTATGATAAGGATACTAGTTGTTTCTTCATTTATATTTGATTTTATAAACATAGATGTCATAAGGAGATTAAGTAATTTAATATAACTCTCTTGGTGAAACACAGATATATAAATCAAATTCATATTATATAGAATTTTAATTTTTTAAATAGTAAAACTTAAAATATAAAGATATATATTTATAAAAGAATATAAAGGTAGCTCATATTATAGTGTATAAGATAGAATGGAAACAGTCAGCGAAACACCTTCACTCGTTACATCATCCGACCGTCTAATGGGACGTGTCAAGTGGTTTAACAATCAAGCCGGATATGGTTTTATTACTGTCACCGATGGACCTCGTGCCGGATCCGATATTTTTGTCCACCATAGTGGAGTCCAAGTATCTTCAGAACAATACAAATATCTAGTCCAAGGAGAATATGTTGAGTTCAAGTTGAACTCTACTCCTGGAGGAGTTCACGAGTTCCAGGCATCTGATGTGAGTGGTATCAAGAATGGTAAACTTATGTGTGAAACAAGACGCGAGTTCAAACAAGCTCGTAATAATTACAAGGGTTCGTCTAGTGAAGATGGAGAACAAGAGCAACAACAAGAAGAAGACTCAAAACAAAGAGTAAGAGCACCTCGTTCTACTAGACCTCCTGCAAGAGAAGAATCAAGAGGATCATCAAGGGCACCTAAAAGAGTTGAACAAGATGGTCAGAAGAAGGAGTGGACGCTTGTTGATAAGAAAAAGTCTGCTCCAAGAAAGCCCAGAGCTCCTAAAGAGGTCGTTTAAAAATTGAGCCTTTGATAAATTTTTCTGATAAATAATAAAAATATTAAGTTTATAAATTAATTGAATACTTAATAATGTGAAATAAATTAACTTTAATTTTATAATCACTGCTTTTATGATTAATATATTAATAAGGTTTTTTTAATTAATATATTATATAATTATAAATGTTTTCTTATGTTATAAATAATCCTAATAATTTTGTAATTAAAAATGATTATGTAGTAATACCATTTGGGTATAGTTGTTGCTCTGCATTATCGTGTAAGTATGCGAATATTCGTAAATTTTCATTACCATTTGACTGGACTGTACCATTATATCCAAATATAATTCAAAAAGTATTAGAAAATAATTTAGAAGATTTTGTTCCAGATGTTCACAATGGCAATTTTTATAATAAATATGGGGTTTTGTTGGCACATTTTGATCCTGATATTGATAATGGTGTTGAACAATATAAAAGAAGAATTGATAGATTTATTGATATTATAAATCAACCTAAAAAAATATATTTTGTTTATATTATTGAACATTATTTATACGATAATAGTTATCGCCAAGATGAATTAAATGATAACATTTTTAATGAAATGTTAGAACTTGAAAAATTCATTACAAATAAATATATAAATATTGATTATAACATATTATATTTTAGTTTTAAACATCATAATATACCTACAAATTCTAACATTATAAATATTGTATTACATTCTACTAATTTATATGATACACATGATAGTTCTCCATATGAGGATTTTAGAAATTATTGTGGAAAAATATTAACAGAATTATTTAATACTAATTTAACTTTAGAGATTGATGTTAACCTTTATAATAATTAATAAGAGTTTAAATGTCTAATGATGTAAAAGATTTGGATACACATAATTACTTTCAAATACAATTAGTGTGTTTTCTAATGTTTGATTTACACTTTTGATACTTGTAACTAACAAATCAAAAACTGTGTTTAATTGGAGTCAATAGTGTAATCAACTATGCTTTGAAAAATATACGAATGAAGATTTTTAAGAAATGATACGATATAAATGTAAAAAACAAATAAATGTATATTTTAAATGGATGGATTCAACATAGAAAAATTAAAAGAAGCAAATGCAAAACTAAATATTTACGACGATTTATCTCTAGAAAAGAACAGAAATCTAATATTTGTATATTGTCCACCTAAAGTAGGGTCAACTACCATTGTATCATCTATTCGTATGTCAGCTTTTAATAAATTTACAGTATTGCATATACACGATGAATTAATGTTGAAGGTTGTTTGTGGGGTAGAAAATGTAACAGTAAATGATATAATTAAATATAATAGTAGTATTGGAAAAAATGTCTACGTAATAGACATTTATCGTTCTCCAATAGAACAGAAAATATCAAAATTTTTTGAAAAGTTGTCGGTTTACCATTTGAATAATTCGCCTTTGTTAATAAACAACTATGATGTGAACAAAGTAATTAATCGTTTCAATAGTTTGTTTCCTCATATTTTGAACGAGGATTATTACAAGGATACTTATGGTATTCCTTATCCTGAATCTTTTGATTATATAAACAAATACTTATTGCAAACAATAAATAACATTAAATATATAAAAATAAGATTAAAGGATTCAGAAGAATGGAAAACAATTTTGACAAATATTTTAGGTATTGAAATAATAGTTATAAAAGATTATGAAACATCCGACAAACCTATAAAGGAAATGTTTATGAAATTCAAAAATGAATATAGAATACCAAGTAATTTTTTAAAATCAATAGAAGAATGTCCAACATTGAGATATTATTATTCTGAGTGTGAGAGAGAAGAATATTTGAATTTGTGGAGAAACAAACAATCCGATTTTTTCACACCGTATACAGAAGAAGAGAATGTATTTTACAACAAAATATCACAAGAAAATAAATATATGAATGATATTCAACGCACGCACTATTTGGATGAAGGATGTACTTGTAAAGCTTGTCAAATTAAAAGGTATAACATAATTTCAAGAATTAAAAATGGTGAAAAGGTAAATGAAAAAATAATACATAACGATACTAAGATAGAATACATAAATCAAAAGGTAAGACAAACTCAAGTTATTACAGTTAGAAGAGGTCCTCAAAATAGTGTTAATCAACAAAAAATGAAATCAACTTTTGGTGGAAGTATTGCACGTCCTGGTGGAAAAGGATTAAACATTAAATTCTAATTTTTAGAAGAATATTTACTAAAGAATATGGATGAAGGAGTATTTTTTACCATAATATGTTTCTGGATAAATTATTAGCGGAATATTTATTATTTCGCCATTCGCCTTTCATATTTTGGGTTCTCCTTAAATAGTTTTCTCGTCGTTTTTGGTCTTTGTGTTTTGTGAAATCTTGATAACCCATTAGTCCAAAATGTATCCACTTATTTGTGTGAGGATTGAATACCATAAATTTTTTAGTTGGCTTATCTGAAAAAGATATTAGAACGTTTTTTCCCAAATATTTTTGTGCTTTTTTATATACTGTATGTGGGTCTGAATAGTCGTATATCGTAGGCATAATATATAATATGTATATTATTTTGAGTGGGGGAAGGGGTTTAACAGAACAGAATAGAAAGGTAGAAGGTGTGTGGTGTTGCAGAATAGAAGAGGAAGGTAGAAGGTGTGTGGTGTAGTAGAACAGAATAGAACAGAAGGTTTTGTAAAAGATTAGTAAAAAAGAAT